ATACTGGTACCAATCTCATCAGAAAATACCTTATGCGCCGCGGTGAGGGCTTCCGTCGCTTCGGTAGTATCTAGAGTAGTGGTATTAACAGCCAACAGGGTAGCCTTGGTTCTCTCAGTAATCTGATTCATCTTCAAACCTTGCTGACCATATACCACCATACCATCCAACACATCTTCGATAGCCACACCGAAGTTCTTGGCCATGTTCACCGCTGTAGTCTGCAAACGCCCAAAGTCAGTAATGGAAGTATCCATAACCTTCTGAAGTTCGGCCATCTTATTCTGTACGGTAACAACGGTGTCGGATAGAGCACGGAAGCCTCGGATCAATCCGTAAATGGCACCTGATGCAAATCCCCACTGAACAACACGTCGGAGAGCGCTGCGCATCTGATTACCAAAGAGATTAGCCGCACCGGTAGCATTCTTCATGCTGGTAGTAACAGTATCTCCGGATCTCTTAGCTTCGATTCTAACTTGCTGCAGAACCTTGCCCGTGCTTGGGTCGATAATGTCCTTAGTGATTGGTGCAAATACCTTGGGTCTACCAGCCTTGGCAAATGCTTCTTGGTCGTTTACCAGGGATTGTAGGCGTTGTTGATAACTCTTAGCGGCAGCCTCTGCCTCTGCGTACTGGGTCTTGACGGATTCCGCCAAACTGGTACCACCGCCAACGGCGGCCGCCATCTTAGCCTGCTTTGGTGCCCCTGTAAGGGCCTCATTCAAATCTCCTGCGTTCTTGATGATCTTACCTTCGGTAGCGCGGCCGAGCGCCTTGGCGTGCTTCACCATTTCCATCATGCTGGTGGATGTATCAGCAAACTTGCCACCAAAGGTCCCCAAGTGGGTAGCGATACGGGAAAGCATTTCAGCAACCTTTACCAAGTTGGTGTGGAACAACTCCGGCTGCTCTTTGAGAGCGGAGAATAGGCCCACCCAAGCCTCAGTAATGTCTTTGCCCTGCTTCATTTCCGAAACAGCAAATTCGATAGCTCCACCCATTTGGGTCATGAATGTCTTGCCTTCCTTGCCGTATCCAGCAATGGAAGATAGTTGTGCGTCCAGCATTTCCTGAGATGGTCTAATTCCAGACTCAACCGCTGCAGGAACCAGTTCACCGCCGGCAGTGGCGATGTGGCTAGTCATAGTGCCTCGACCGCGGCCGCGGGACTTGAGAGACCTAGCCAAATATTCCTCATGCTGAATGACGGTTTGGTTTAGTTCGTTGAGCAGATCCCTCAATTTACCGGGATCTTTGACGTCCGCACCAGTGGACTTCATCTCCGAAATTTCTCGTTGAAGGCCTCGTGCCTTGTTAATCATGCTCAAAGAAACAGCCTGGTGGAATTCTCGCCAAACCTTCTGGAACACCTTGTGCCCAGTACCTCGTCCTATGCCACTCTCCCTATCCTTCTCTAGTTGAGAAACCCCCGCGCGGAGATCGTTAGCTGCATTATTGAGTTCACGTTCAGCGGTGGCTAGCGTTCCGACATCGGGGAAGCCAGATCGGGCTGCTTCCATAATACTCTTGATCTTATCTGTAAGGATTGGTAGTTGCGTCTCTACCCCCAACTTACCAATGTCCTCGCCAAACTCTAGCTTGCCTCCCTTTCGAGCGACTGAGGGCAATCCCAGCATTCCAGTTCCCTGCATAACCGCAGCTTCTTGCTGAGTCAACTTCTCATTCATGGACTGGAAAATACCTGCGAAGCTGGCCCCCATGGCGTCGCCTAGCTTCTTCATATCTTGCGTTGCGTCGCTAGTAGTGGCGCACAGCTGCCCAATGCTTTGGGATAGACTCATGACTTCGGAGGAGGCCTCACCGGCAGTGCGGGACGCGCCCAGGATGTCCTTATCTACTGTTGCCCCGGTCGCCCGCGAAGCATCTTTTACCAGGGTGTTCAATGCTTCGGAGAGCTTTCGGATGGCTCTTTCCGATACGTCTGCGCCTTCCATCATCTTCTTGAATGCGGCAGGGTCGGCCTGGTATGCCATAAGCTCTTCGGCCAATTGAGTGAAGAGTTTCTTGGCGGCACCTTTTAACTCAGGAAGTTCAGGGTCTCCGACCTCTTCGGATACCTTCTTCCACCTATCCGCATCTTTAGACAAGGCCGCAATGTTAGCTTTCGGCAGCAGGGCGGCTAGAATCTTGTCAGATTCCTTACCAATGAAGGTTCGCTTAGATTGCAGACTGCGGACAAGTCCGTCAATGGCGTCTGTCCAAATCTTATTGGCCTGGTGAATCTTCTCGTGGCTTAGAGTTGCACCGAAAGCCTTAATGTCTTTGGCAAGTTTCTGAACTCCCTCGGCAGTAGCAGGTGCTCCTTCCCCGATCTCTTTCAGTTTCTTTACCGCTTCCATGAATGGCTTAATCCTGTTCTGAAAGCTCATGAAGATTTCGCCGGGGCCACCAGCCTCAGGCTTGTGCATGCCTCCAATCCTACCAACAACCTTCTCCGGGTACTTACCTCCGGTTAGTTTGCCAAAATCTTCCTGTCGCATTACCACAGAGAAACTGTCTTTGATGCTCTGATACCACGCCAATAGCTTCTGAGAAATCTCTCTGGCCTGGGCGCGCGGGTCTACCGTTTCTTCCAGGTTGAATTCGTCAGAAGTGGTTGCTACTTGTTCTGCTACGTTTCTGGCCAGAATCTTCAAAGCCTCTTGCGCCTTCGCCATCGGGGATGCTTCTTCTCGCAGACCCTTGACTTGCTTTCGCCTGGTCATGAGGTATTCTGGAGCCAATTGGCCCAATAGCTGATCCACATCGAGTCCTGGGATCTTGCCTCCCTTTCCTGGAGTAAACATCTTTCCCATAGCAGTTTCTATTTCCGGCATCCCCATGCCCTGCTTGGCCAATGCTGTTACCATGTTCTTCTTCATCATTTGGAACATACGAGTAATTTGTGCCTCTAGGTCCAAAGAATCTACCATCTGATCAACAACAGAACGGAAGTTCTCAAAAGTGATGTCCTTAGGTAGCTCTCCAGCTATTCCTTCGGCCTTAGCAACATCTTGTAGCCCGCCTGCTCCCTTTCGGAAGAACGTGCTAGTAAAGGATTCGCGCATCTGGTTGCGCATCTGCTTGTTATACTCACCCATTTCCTCATAGAGGCCGCCCTTTCCGGAGCGCATGCCCTGGGAGATCTTCTCTAGACTTCCAGCCTTGAGGTCGTCCAAAAACTCCTTAGGTCCAGCGATACCTGCGCCGCCGCTCTTTTGAGCAAGGGACTTATTGATGTTCATCATGATGTAGTCCATACCGGTAGCGAAGGAATCACCTACTTCCTTGGTACCTACCGAAATGGATACCATGATCTTGTTGAATGCATCGGTAAGAAGACCCACCGACTTCTTACCACCAATGTGCGCCTGGGTCTCGAACTGAGCAGTGGCTCCCGTTTCTGGCATGAGAACGGAACGGCGGAGGTCACCAGATCTACCCTTGGCTACCTGCCCGAACAGCTCGGAGTATTCCTTGAGATTTCCAGTTGCCCCGCCCTTGACCTTACCCATAATATTCAGCATCATTTGCTGGAAGCTAACCCCGCCCTTATCAATCTTCTGAGTGAAAGTTTCTATGCCGGAACCTGCCTCTTTAGACATGTTAGCTAGCCAGCTGATCTTATCCCCGTCAAAGTCCAAATTTAGGCCTACAGCCAAGTAAAGCTGCTGTAGCCTTTGGAGTACAGGAACTAGGGACTCCAATTGAACACGGGCAGCATCAGAGGCCGCGCCCTGACCACGTTCGGCCTCTATTACACGGTATAGTTCCTGCTCGTGCTCGCGCAAAGGCTTCAACATGGTTGCCAAATCTTCCGGAGACGCCGCCATTGGTCCAGCCACGCCGATCTTACCTTCCGGAATGGTACCAGTGGGATCAACCTGCGGGCGAGTAGCTAAGAAGCTAGCGCCGCCTGTCGTAGGATAACGATGCAAAAGTCCGGGACGAGACAACCTTCGTTCAGCCTCTCCCTGATCAATGCCCTTTTCCTTCATAGTGGCCTTTACAAGATTGGCCCAATCCGTCTTATTGATAAATACTGCGTCGCGTGGAATCTTGGCTACATTTCCTTGTAAGTTAGCCAATCTATCCAAAGCAGCCATTGCGGCGTTGACATCTTGTCCGGCAGCAGCTAATTGTTGTAATCTATCATGAACTGCCCCTAACTCTTCATCGACATCGGTTCGCATTTGAATCGCCGTCAATTCCCGGTGGGTCATAGCCAAACCAGTACCTACTTGTCCTGAGAATGGGGTCTTCATCGCGGAACTAGGCTTACCCCCACCCTCGGTAGCAAAAGTCAACATGCTGTACGCACTAACCAGACCATCTTCCAGTTTCTCTAAGCGGGAATACAATTTATCGGCCGCCGCGGCGTCTGCTTGTAGAGTAACTCCTAGTTGTTCCATAACCTTTTGTAGCAATGGAGCATTCTTGAACAGCTCGCCCATAGTGGGAACATTCTCTGACTTCTGAGACTTACGTGCTGTTCTACCCGTCAATACGTCCTGTAACCCATACAATCGTCGTTCGGCGGTAGGTGCCCCACGGATAAATCCAGCGGCATCCGAACCGGCACGTGCCGTGGTGACAGGCGTCTCTCCTACGCGCTCGCCGCCTTTCATCTTAAAGAACTGAATAGGATCGGTTAGCTTAGTATTTAGAGCTTCAATAAGTGGCAATAGTCCATTAACAAACTTGTCTGCAGCAGCAGCGCCAGCCTCACTCTTGAGGTTGAGTTTCTCCAAGGCATCAACTTGATCTTTTATAGCCCTAGCCGTAGCGTGAGCGGCATTGCTCGCTGTCTCGCTATCAGCTGCAAGATCCGGGCTTGCCTTACCTTCCGCCACTCTAATATCCCGTGCCGTCTGAATCATCTTATCAAACATTCTTGTGAGGGGATCCGGACCTTTGGCTCCGAGAGAGGTCTCAAATGAGCCGCGGGCACCCAGGCCACCACCAATGCCGGGCATGCGGAGGAGTCGCTCCTCGCCGCTGCGGGAGGGCAAACGAATAGCTAACGCCTCCTTGAATCTAGGATCCAAGATGGTGTCAGCAAATGTCTCTATAGCGCCCACTCCCGGAGGAAGTCTCTTGAACTCCTCCGGCAGCATAGTGCGTAGATTTTCAGCCGCTACATCCGTTTCTCCGGCTAAAGCCTTAAGAGTAGCCACGAACTCGGAATTCTTAGCAGTTACTTCGGACATGCGGGCCTGCATATCCTCGATCATCTTGGACGTATCCGCCCGCATACCAAGGGCTTTCATGGCCGGCAGATCGTAATACTTCGTACCAATTGCCGCCGGGCCGGGAACCCTGGGTTCCTTCAATCTCTCCCACGGCATATCGCCTATCATACCTGCAGTTTCCGCCTTGAAGCCCTTAACACCAACCATCTGGGCCGCGGCCTCTACTGCCTGAACAAGGTCTTGTCCGCCTTCTCGCATACCCTGTTCAATCTTATCTGCTACTTCTTGTGGAGAAACGCCTTCTCCTGCCATTTTGGAAATCTCAGAAGCCATCATCTTCATGGGGTCAGAAAGAACACCACGCTTCGCAGCTCCAAAACCAGTGATAGCTGCTTCGGCTCCCTTAGGAGCACCGAACTTAGTCAAATCCTCGACAACGCGAACGACACCCTTGAAACCAGCCGTGGTAGTCATCTTACTACCCGTGGCCATCTTATAGAGTTCCTTGAATCGGATGCGCACGCCCTCTATACCGTTCTCTACAACTTCCTCAACTCCCTCTACTTCGGCTTGTACACCCTTGAGATCGAACTTGATCTCTTGTCCCTCTACATCGTATCCCAAGACCTGGCCATGAATTAGCTGCTGTCCTTTTTGGAGATCGTGGGCCAAAGTCTTCAGGGCATCAGTAATCTGAGGCTCCCATGTGGACATCTTATCAGCGACTTTCTTATCCAACAAAATCATGTCTTCGTGCGCTTCGGGTACTTGACGAGCGTCAACATACGCCGTCTTGATTGAGCGAGTCATATTCTCGCGGTACATACCCGTCTCATAGGCCTGAGCTTCACCCTTACCCATAATGCGAGGACGTTCACCTTCCACCATCTGACGTCCCTGCTGGGGCTGGAAAGAACGAGCCCAACGCATGGCACCCTTACCGCCCATAATCATACCGGCCAAATCTCGAATCTGCACGGGCAGCTCGGCGGCCATGGGGACGCCACCTTCTCCCTTGATGATCTTAGCCTTAGCCGCAGACTCTTCACTTAAGCCAACCGAACCAATGACTTCCCCGCCCCTCTTTCGTAGCTCGGCAAGAACTTCGTTCATTTCCCAAAGTTCACGATTCAAAAGAGAGATTTGGGCAGCTTCGTCCTTTAGTTGGACTAAGCGCTCCTGAAGTTCTGGATTACCAGAGAAGTCAATGTTTAGGACAGCTTCCCCGGCCTTCTCATACGCCTGCGCGCCACCCAGTTTGGCTATGGGTAGATTCAGCACACCCTTAAGCTCCTTACGGAGCATAGCGATGGCACGCTCTGGGTCGCGTCGACCGGCGAGTTCCGCTTTCTGTAGACGACTAGTAAATTCTGGAGCGGCCAGAAGATCGTTTACTCTCCTAGTGACAATATCACTAAACTGAGTAAGCTTACTACCTACAATTTGGAGAGAGCTGGTAACCGTCTTTGCTTCACCAGAAAGGGTCTTGATTTGAACAGAGGCACCCTCACCTACTTTTACATCCGCGCCAGTAGGTAGGCCAATCTTTTTGAGTAGACCGGGAATTTCACCCAGCTTACCCAAACTAGTAATGGTCTTTCCGAGCCTATCTAGGCTGATAGCAACAGCTTTAGCCTGCGCCTCTGCGTGTCGTTCGAGGGGGTGAATGGCCCGTCCCTTTGGGGGGTCGGTCCTAGCTTCCACTCCTCTCTGAGCAGATGCGCCGGCATTAGGTCTATCCCTTGATGTTCCGGTCTTCAAATCAGAGCGCCGCTGAGACAGGCCCTCTTCCTGGCGGCCTGCCTCGCGGCGTCCTCTTTGAATATCTCTAGCTAGATTCTTGTTAGAAGGCCCTACCTGCTGCTCTACAATCTTACTGGTAGCATCAGCTGCAGCTTTAGCCACGCTAGCGGTTTGGGCGCTTGCACGGCTTTCAATAGCCTTCGTAAGTTTGCTTAATGCTTGAACTACACCGGCTGCGGCGTCGTCAAATCGCGACGCTACTACGTGGTTCTCCCTCGCGAGCTTCGTCACGGCCTCAGTAAAATCTCCGGAGGTTACCCTGGTCGCCTCCCGAATACTTCTAGCTGTAGCTGTTCCTCCCGCGACGGCAGGAGGAGCAGCCGGACCGCTTGCGGCGGCCCGACCGATAGCCCCTTGATAGCCAGCTTTTACGGCCTGTTCAACTTGTTTGGTTATATCTGCTAGACTTTTTTGGTCAACTTCTAGCTCTATACCAATTTTGAAGTTCTCTTCTACCACCTTGCCTTTTCCTCCACCTTATCTACCTCTCCTAGCAGCCCTCATGTTACGCGCTCTTTTGCTATTAGGAGCAACTACTTGGACGTCTGACGCCTTTCCAGCTTTAACACGTTCTTCGCTGTAGGACATCTTTAGGTAATCCGGATGGTTGGGTGTAATGATCACTTCATCGGCTTCAGAAGCCTTACCTCTGGCACCCGAACCTCGCTTGAGCCTTCCCTGGTTCCTGTCCTTTTCCCTTTGTTGGAAGTAGGACTCCATGTAGGAGTCCAAAGCTTCGTCGTCCTTAATGATATCATCGTCCGGCTGATCATCCGGAAGCATCTCATAAATCGACTGGTAGTAATTGCTCCAATACAAAAGTGATTGCTGATCTGGAGTAAGATCGTGGAGCCCTTGAGGAAATAAAGGGCCGCCCAATTTCAACCCGGCAGTGTAGCGAATTCTCCACAGCACGTGCCGGGCTAAATATCTAATCTTGGATACAGCCGTTCCACGATTGAAGTAAGCAAACTGCTCAATGATGTTGCCTCGTAGGAACAAATCAGTCTCATCCTCAAAGTCCTGAAATGTCGGCCAATACTTGGCACCGTCAATACTGTGGGAAGCTGCCCACGTCAAAAATAGAAGTGATTCCTCATCAGCCTTGAACTCCTGAGTCATAGAGTACAAGTGCTCATTTTTAGCCTTCAGCTTGGAAACTTCTAAGGACAGGCCCTGGATAGTATCTTGTATCGGTTTTCTACGTCCCTCAAGCTTAGTAAGACTGAGCAGTCGACGCTGCGCATCAATCTTACCTTCCAAGTCCGATATCTGCTGCTTATCAGTATGTCCTAGGCCGCGAGATTCTATAAGAGCATCTACATCTTTTCTGGAAGGCAATTCTTCTTTGGCGGCGGCGATGAGAGCGTTCTCTCGAAAATATCTGCTAGACAGAATATCATTGGATGAAGGATGAGAAAAAACTAGAAACTTATCTGTACCCGTACGTCCCTTAACATGTACCAGCTGCTTGTTGTTGATTACGCTTTCTAGAAGTTGTTCAACTTCCTGAAAAGAAAGCTCCTCAGCCATTAGCTAACCTTCTTGGTACTTCCCTTGGGGCGTCCTCGCTTCTTTGAGGATTCCTCTACCACAGGGCTCTCGGGAAGAGCTATCTCCTCAACAACCGGGGCGGCCTCGGGTTCGGGTTCGGGTTCGGGTTCTGGTTCTGGTGCTGCTGCGAGTCGTTCCATTCTAGCCTGCGCAATGTTTCGTAGGGTGGACTGTTCCGGGGTGTTCTCCAGGAAGTTGCTGTCCAAGCCCTGCATCCACAGCATAACTTCAAAGCGGGCCTTGATAGCTAGTGCGGTGTTATCTTCGTTGCGATACGCGTCATAGTCCTTCCAAGCCTTGGACTTATCCTTACGTTCCACAATGCGGCTGGTCAGAAAATCGGTTCGAGAATCTTCAGCCAGATTCTCACAGGTATTAGCCATGGGCCCGTTGACTCTCTGATTCAACTGAAAGAGTTCGTCTCGGAGACGGGCTACTTCTAAAGCTACAAGTTCCCGTTCTTCCTCGGTGGCATTACCCATCAAGTGTTCCAACTTGAAAAGTTCTGCTCCCAAAGAAATCCTGACCCCCTCTAGTCTCTGGGTATACTCCTCACTGAGAATCTTCTTCTCCTTGAGTAGCTCCAACATTTGAGACTGGGTCAAAAGCCCATCCATGATAGCCTGGTTGTAAACCTTGGAATACTGCCAATCCGCCTTACGGATATCCTCGCCTGAGGGGCTAGCAATGAAGAAGTGTACGATTTCTCGCTCCGAAGTTTCAATAGTAAACTCCCGGCGATTATCCAAAATTTCCTTAACAGCGCTCTTTGCGCTTTCAGCATCGGCCATGATTGTTCTCCTTTTCCTATTCCTTAATTCGCTTTCCGAACGGAAGCGGTCTGAACTTCGATAACATCCTCAGAGGTGGGTACAAAGAGTACCTTGTAATGTCGATCCAGTTCTACCTTCAAATCGCGGATAGCATTGTTTCCCGCGCGCAGAACTTTCGATCGGAAAGGCTTATACCGCTGAGAATCACCAATTGCTACTTCCGCCATGTCCAGGATCTCATCGATCCCCTTCATAACGCGTTTTTCGAGATCGCGCTTGAATTTGTCCTTGGAGCGCTCCAAGGCTTTATCTTCCCTTGAATCATTCATAGTTAGTTCCTTTCCTTTAAGCCATCTCCTCCGGTTATTCCGGAGGAAGCACTTGTTGAATACTCCTGGTTGCCCAGGAGTATTCAGATAAAACTGGATGGTCTTAGAACAATCGCCTTGCGGAAGGATTGACCTGGAGACCGGGGCTAGCAACCATATCTGCTACATCAATTTCGCCGAGAACGGCGAAGAGGTTGTTAGATCCTCGGAAGCCGAAGGTCTGAGTTGCGTTCTCACCCATAGAGAGGTTGTAGGCCTCGTCGGTGATTCGCAGATCCTTAGCAACGATCGTCTTAAGCGGGCGCTCTCGATGCGTGTTGGACTTCGTTGGAACAGCTGGGATTGTAGAACCAAAGTTCGTCGCCGGGAAATCCGGGTCCGAGCCAAGCACACCGTCGTAGTAGACGGAGCGATTGCCCCTCTGGAAGTACTCATCACCAACCATTTCGCGAGTAACTACGCGTCGGTTAGAACCAGTTCCACCTGCTTCCTCATCAGTCTGCTGGTAAACCTGAACAACAAGGTCAAGGCGCGTATTGGCAGTCATGAAATCGTAAATCGAGATTTCATCGGTGGTGCCGTCAGTGACAACACCTTGTCGCTTGGACGCCAAAGTTGCGTACTCAACGAGGTCGTTCGCCGTAGACTCAACGGTTACAGTGAACGGAATTGGGAAAGTGAGCGATCGGTCATACGGTCGTAGATGCGAGAGTTCGAACAGCGGTTCACGGGTGAGATCTGCGGCAATTGTCACAGAAGTCAAGCGTAGAGCTAGCTGATCATCCAAATCAAAGGTTGAATCAAGAACATCCTTGTCAATTAGATAGATCTCAATCTGACCCTGTCGGACAGCACCAAGATCCTCTGGCTTGTGGGCCGTATCAACTTCAATCGGGGCAAAGTACTCAGCGTCGCGCCGAGTTGCCATTACAGAAGTTGGGGCAGTACCGCCACCGCGAACGGCTTGGGTACCTACGACTAGACCTGCGAAGGAATTGGCAAATGCATTCGCTGCGTAAATCACCATGAGAATGTCGCCAGTAGCCTTTGCTTCACCTAGAAGATCAGTGTTGGTGGTCAAATCGGTGGGTTGAATGAGTGCGTTGTTTGCACTGTTGTAAACATAAGCGCCTGCAACGGCTACGGTACCAGCCTGAACTGGAATTTCCGTAGTTGCACCAGCAGAAGCATTGTAGTAACGAACTGCTGGATTGCCGAAGTTGTCGAAGCGCAAGAAAGCAAGCTGACCCGTGGAGCGAGTAGAAATTAGCTCTGGGGTTGCTGCACCTTGGTCAAGACCAAGGAATACCGTAGTAACGGCCGTGTTAATCTTGAAGCCGGTTCCTCCGGTAGTACCATTATTAGAATCAGGATCGGTACCTGCGGCTGCGCTGGTGTAGACAAATTCTTCACTCGATACAAACCTACCGTCGTTTACGAACCAGAACTTAGCATCCGTTTCACCACCGTAATTCTCGGTAGCGTTCGCACCTGCAGAATACGCCCACTCAACAGAGTTGACGAATACGCGAGGCAGGAACATGGTCTGTTCAATGACATCATTGTCAGTACCAATGGAGCATTCATCCTGGATAGGGGCCCAGATCTCGACCGAAGAGTTACCGCAAACTGCGGATAGACCAAAGTCAGTAAGGGCGACACCGTGATAGTACGCAATGTTGACTGCCGCATCCCCCAGACCACTTACTACAGTAAGGTGTCCGCTTACGCTGGTTGCGTCGTGAACAAGGACGTTGTCCTGTTCAAGGTTCGCAAGCGCATAGAGGTTGGAGAGCGAGCCAAATTCATTGGTCTCAATGGTCACGGCTACAGTCGGGGAGTCATCAACTACGTCGATGATGTTGAGCTGACCAAGCTCGAACACGTCCTCGGTGTTGAACGTTGTGGTAGAACCAAACGTCTGCACACGGTAGAGAACGTTACCGTTGGCCCAAACTGCATTGCTTGGGTAAATGATTCGATTACGTCGTGCCATTAGGTCTTTCCTCCTTTACGAGATTTGTTTTGCTACATTAGACGGGGGAGTTCTATGTAACACCTCAAAGCTGAGGCGGCTTTGAAGGAATGGCCTGTACCATGCCTGGGGCGCTACTGCGCCCACCTTAAGAAAGGGCGTTAAAGTCTAACCCATCTCTATAAGATTCCATCTCGAATGTTATTCTGGAGCGCCATCTATTCAAATCACTCCAGTCTTGTCTTCCGGTAATGTGTTCAACCTTGATATTCCGGAAGTAGAAAATCGCGTCATCATTGTTGTCGAGTCGCAGTAGGGTACCACTCCAAGTGGTATTGTAGGTGCCGTCATAAACCAACGGCTCCCCTTCCCGAAAGTCAAAAACTGGAATGTGTCTATTGTAAATAGCGTCGTGTAGGAATTCAGTTAGATCATCTCGTTCTGCACTGGATGTGGCAAAGATATCGATTGTACACATCCGTACGGACTTACGTCCCCCTCCCAGTTGGAAGGGGCGCTTGTCATAGCCTTTCATTTCGATAGCCACAATCGGTGGCTCCGGCGGCTCGGTTCCCGGCCAACCATCAACGATAGCTACGTAATACTGGTAAAAATCCACAGTAGTGGGCGTGCCCTGGATCGTAGTAGTGGCCCCGCCAGGAAGAGCAATCGTACCATCCAGATAGTTGATAGTGTACAAGGAAGAGGAGATAGTCGCCCCAACTTCATTCTTTACGGTAACTCTAGTAGACTGTTCCGTTGCAGGAATGTCTGATACAACACAGCTTCCACTTCCGGCGGGATCAAAGAAAACCCACCCACGCCCCTCATCAAGAAAGCTGGGCAGCCATTGAATTTCTGCTTCGTATGCTGCCTTTTCGGGACTGAAAGTAAGAGAGGCATTGACCACCTTCTCTACCCACTTCATCGGGATGATTACATCCTTGATCCAATGCTGGAGAGACATGTCTTCACATCGAGCTAATGTGATGGTCATTATAGTCGCCTCCCCTTGACAGCCGCGTTTATTGCCTTTTGGATGAAAGGCCGAAGTCTAAACTCCCTTAGGGCTTCCGCAAAGATATCAACGGGCGAATAGCCCGAAAAGGGATGCCTAACTTCCGCAAAGGGTATAACCTTATCCCACCCCTGTTCTTGGTAGTCCTGCTTACTAACCATGAAACCCTGTTCGAAACGACCCCACCCTACTTGATACGGCCTCTTGGTGATCTTAGTATAGTTCTCCGGGGAAATGAATGCCCAGTCCCCAATCAATCCTTCCAAGAAAAAAACCAACCAATGGAGAGGCTGAGTGTCATCAGTATCTATCTCACCGGAAGGATTGTATCCAAGAAAGTCCTTTTCACCCAGCCTAACCGAAACTCGATTGCCTGTTACGATGAAAGTCTGTTCCAGTTCCGTATGAAGTTTAGCCAAAAACTCAACGCGCCAGTTGGCGGGATTGGTAGGATCTTCTGGGAGCATGTTGGCTCGTTCCGATAAACTATCATATCCAATCATGATGCGGGTTATGAGAAAGGGAATAGCTTCCTGCTTTAATACCTCGGCCACATTGTGCTGAATCAAGGCCTGCTGCTTCTGAAGGATACTCTTCAGTTTAGGGGCATCCACCTTCATCTTGATTTTGAACCCAGCCATTACCTACCTCGTAGGCGACCAGTTAGGATTGTAGAATCCGTAGGACCCTTTATCTTGCGACGAGCATCGGCCTCTCGGCGGAGCTTATCATTGCTACCAAACTTAGCGGTAGAGCGCTGACCGGCCTCTACGGTCTGGAGAACTACCTCACATACTGCCTCTTCCCCACCCAGCCCTCGAACAAACGGGGGAGTGAATTTCTCGCACTTCATACCGTTGTGCAGCAGAAAGACCTCATTGTTTACAATCAACTCGTAGTTACAGGCCAGGGTCTTTACGACCACGAAATTGATACCTTCTTTTCCGGCAGGAAGATCCAGAAACCGACCACCCCTGTCGTCCCGGCTAACGAAGTTTACCATGGCAGGGATGCAAACTTCTTTTGCTGTGAATAGCTGCCCTTCCCCGATACATACAGGGCAACGTCCTTCGGTAAAAGGAATAGGGGTGAGGGTGCGGGCCTGATCTGTGCCTACAAAGATGTTGGAGAATGCCACGAAAGACGCATCGAAGACATTGGAGGACTTCTTGTTGATAGAATCCCAAATACAGTTCGGGCAATCCACGAACATGGGGCTCTCTTGGATCACACAAAGAGGTTGAGACAAGTCTAACACCAGTTGATGCATGAGACTCTTGTATTCTTTCTTGATAGAGTTAGGCACCAGTTTACGGGGCATTAGTCTAACCTAATCCCTTCCAGAGCGTAAGATGCAATATGCCGGGCACACTCCAGCAGGTCTCGTAGCTTTTGTCTAAGATCTGACAGGTCCTCGCTTCGTGAACGAATGTTCTGAGTATTGTCGTATGAGGTGTCTCCGTCTCTAATGGAAACAGCCTTTTCTTGTGACTGACGCAGTTCTCCTTCCAAAAGAAGAATGGCAGCCTGCATAATCAGCATCTCGGTTGTAATCTGGCTGGCAGACAAGCCACAAGAAACCAGTAGGTTTTTAGCACGATCGTAGGCCAAAAGAATCTCTCGATCCGAGAAGCGGAAATGCTGGTAGAAGATGTCTAGTGTACCAGTGATACAAGCACTGATACCAGTGAAGGTCAAAAAGCGATACCCCAAAATCTGAGGATCACTAATGCTGGTCTTCTCAAGTCCATTGAGGAGAACTCGTTGAGGCCAACCCTTCCACTCAAATAGCTCCCAAGTCTTCTTGTCCGCCGAGATCTGGCTACCACAAGAATGCTGGGACTGAGGATCAGTGGAGGAATAGTAGTCTCTCTCGATTACTCCAAAGTCTCCAATAGTTACTCGAATAGACTCTACAATCTCCCGGTCTTGCTCAGAAAGGGCAATCTCAGGTGGGTATGTAGCAGTACTGGTGGGAACCGTATACTCCGAAAAGATACCGGTTTCCTGACCTACCTCGGAAAAGACGCTGCTGACTAGACTTACGCTGTGAAAAAACTGGGCCTTGTAGTACTTCCCAGGGTTGGTTCCGGTGTCTAGATAAGTATATGCGCCGGCACCCGTGAGGGCGATGGTCGTAATTGTAGAGTAGGGACCACTAGCCCCATCGGCCCGCATAACCAGTAACTGATTGAAAACAGCCCCTACCTCACTGGAACTTCTGACTGTGATGGTAATGAGGCCGTTGATGATCGAGGTAATCTCTGGTTTGAGAACCGATGTCATCTACGTTGTCCCCCTTTACGCGGTTTGTTCGAGCTTCTTGAGAAGATGCCGCATATGCTGTTCTTTGCCAGAAAAGTGTTTAGTAAGAGTCAAAGCTTTCTTCAGCACCGTGCGATCCTTGGTCTTTTCAATCATAGTTCGAGCAGCATCGTAGGGTGCTTCGATAATGGACGCGGGGGTGATTTCTACTCCCCTACCAATATCGTCTACATCGGAGCGGCGAAGATTTCTACCCGCACCCTTGGCGTCATCCTGCTTCTTGGTGGAGACCTTTTCGTTGACAACCTTCTTGGCCTTAGGTGCCTTGTCGACAGGTGCGTCTAAAGAAGACCCACTGGCGTCAAAATAGCCCCAAGTTCCACGAAGAAGAACCTTCTCCCGCAAGAATTGCACGAACTCAGCTTCCTGATCCTCACTCAATCCACTCTTCTTACCTACCACTTTGAATGCGTCTTCCAGCTTTACCTTTCCGTTGGGCGGAACTTGTCGCTGAAGCACAAAGAAAGCAGCATTGCCTGTATTCTGTACATATCCCTTCATAAAGTCTCCCCTCCTACTCCTTGTCGGTATTTACATACCGAGTGTCGTAATACTTATCTGTCCACTTGTCGATCACATTATGTAGGATGTTGGACAGACGATGGATCACTAGGGCCATCAGGCCCAGGTCCAGAAATTTGTTCCCACTTAAAGGATAACTTGTTTCGGTCAAAAAGACAACCCCGAAAGCCGCCCATACAGAAAAGCAGTACCCGCAGGTGAATAGTTCATGGAACCATTTTCCCAATCGGAAAAGCTGCTCACGTACGGGCTTGAAAATCTGTGACTTGATTGCTAACTCCGTAAGTAGTTCGGTCAGCACCACACAGAAAAAGATCTGAATAAGCAAGAAAAGCAACATGAAATCTCCTTTACTGATAGACTACAGTAACGTCAGCAGCACCAGCAAGAACTACGGTAAGTCCGCCTGTAAGAGTTAACCCGAACTCATACGTTCCAGCTACGCTACAATCAATGACAGCGATCACCGGCGCAACTGCCGTGCTGGCATCGTAAACGGTGAGGGTTGTAGCCCCCGCATCATTAACGGTAATCCTGTGAAGTTTAGCCGGCCCGCTTCTGCTAATAGCAGTGGCTGCGCCGGTAAGATGAGCATACCTACTCACACTCTCGTATAGATTTGCATCAGGCATTACCTTTTCTCCTTATGCCAGACCCTGGTAACGGGGCGGGGAGACCTCGTTTTACCTAGGACAAACCAGGGCCTGGCTGATTGTTCCCCATACAAAAAACCGATAGGGGTCATGCCGAATCCCTATCGGTAAAGTAGCGACCCCATATACTTGCTCCCAGAGGGAGGGGGCGTTTCCACCCCCTCCCTAAAGGATGAAATGAGATTACGATCGGTCGATGACACCAAGAGATACCATTCGAGAATCGAGTAGAGCGAAACCAACTTCCTCCCAGCCGAAGAAACCTTGCTTCTGCTGTCGTAGAAGAGTCGGATCGTCGTGGGCCTCGTACTCCTTGCGAATAGGCATGACGAGAGAGTCATTAACAGAGAGATCGAAACCCCAAACCTGAGTCTCACCAGCGGTGGTAACGTTACCATTCGCGTCAACAGTGTTAATGTTGGTTGGGGAATAGTCGTTGAAATCGCCAGCGCCATCAACCTGGAAGATACCAAACGAAGCACCGTTCTGATTGATGTTGAATCGACCAGTGGCACCGAGTTGGAAGACCTCGTGGAGATTGACGTTCCAAACCGTACCCATACCAGCAGCCTGGAAAATCTCTCGGCGGGTGATAGGATCGACCTGGGTATCAGTCCACTCACGAATGTCAGCGGCGTCCTCAGGGGAGATGTAGAGATCAGTTAGGGATCGGCGAACTCGCTTCATACCGACCATCATCAGGTTGATCAATTCCTTGGAAAGGAACTTCTCACCGGTTGCACCGGCAGGAACCTGATAAATCGGAGCATTGCGTGGGCCGAGAAGACCCTGACCCGAGAAGTTAGTAGTACCGCCGGGCACGATTACGCGCCAACCGGACTCTTCCTCGAAGTCTGCAATTGCACGAGCAGTATTGCGGGCTGCTCTCTCCGGAATGTCAATGCGGGAATCTCGGGCGTAGGTTACCTTCCAGTCTGCGGATGCAGAGATGGAGAAGGTAGGAACGTATACTTCCTCACCAACACCTTCGACGAAGTTCTGTGCGATGTATCCGAGGCCAGGTAGAACGAACACCGGTACCTCGAAGTCGTCAGCAACTGGATAGACGGCCTGAGCACCAGGAGCGAGTCGCTCAACAGCGAAGAGCTGTCGCATAATGGATGCGTCTCGAATTTCCTGGAGAATGGGCACGGTTAGTGCCTGTGCGAAGGCCTTGTATGCTTCGACACCCTCAGGAGTGTCAAATGCAGCAGTTGCCTTAAAAAGTTCAGCAAGCTTTTGCTTGTCCATGACAATTTCCTCCTTTGGGTTAGACTGAGAGTTTGACTCGCAGTTTTTCGCCTGCAGCTGCTTGAGCAGCAGTCAGGGAATTTTGCGCAACGCCTACTACCGTCGAATTGACCTGGGCTCCGTTGCCCGTGGGGCATACTTTACCATTAGGTCCAACGGTCAAATTCGTGCCAGCTGTATAAGCCGCGGAAACATAGAAAGTGGTGTCATAAACACCAAGGTGAGCAACCGCAACAGGATCGCCACTAAAGGCATCAGAGCTGCCCAGATCGCCTGGGAGTCGGAAACCTGTCGGATGTGCGGAGGACTCGGCCTTGACGTTCTGCATAAGAAACCCGTACGGGGCATTGCCAGAACCACTTACACACGCTACAAGCTGATCTCCCGAAAGATAAACCACACAACCTGCGGATTCAGTACCGTCACCCTTGCTCGTATCATGAACAAGGAATTGGTTCTGAACAACAGGGTCTCGTGGGATGAACACCATGTGTTAGTACCTCCTTAGTTTGACTTTTTCTTACCTCGCTTTTCAGCGATGTACTCCTCCCATGCTTGGGACATTTCTTCCTTCAGAGATGCGCTTGCGCGAATCTCTTGATTCATAGATCGAGTAATTGCCTCTCCCAGAGACATCTTCTTGGTAGAAGCGGTCTCCTTCTTTGGCTCTTCCACCGTCTCCTGCGAAGCTTCCTCGGTAACAACCGGGGTCTCTTCTACAGCGGCAGGGGTGCGTCGATTCTTAGAAACTTCAGCGACCTTTTGTGCCACTTCGTTGACGAGGGAAATGCATTTGGAGTCAGCCGGGTCACACCCTAGGCTTTGAGCAATTGAGCTAACTTCCTGTGCGGACAGTTTGTTAACCTCGATTTCCTCTTCTCCTTCTTCTTCTGAAGAGGAGGCGTACTTAGTCTTTAGAGCAACAAGCTCACTCTTGTAAGATGCGAATGCCTCATCCGACATGTCTCGGATCTTGGCGTACTGTACTTCGGCGGCTTCGTCATCAAGGGCGACGCCGTCTTCTTCCAGTGCGGACATACGTCCGGCCGCAGTCTCCTCACGAGCGAGTGTATCAAGGGCAGCCTGTGTTACTTCTGCCTTGTGCTTCCAATCAGCAAGCTCTGCCTCAAGGGCCACGATCTTCTCATTGGTTGCGACTTCAGCATCAGTCGGCTCTGAATTGTCGAGAACAGCAAGGGCCTCTTCGTATTCCTTGATCTTGGCATCTTTTGCCTCTAGCGATGCCTTCAAGGTCTCGAAGGTTTCCTTAGCCTCTTTTAGGGCAGTCTCAGCCTCAGCACGAGCCTGAGCTTCCTCTTTGGAGGAAAGAATTCTCTCGACTTCAGCCTGGACAGCTGCGTTGAACTCTTCCTTGTTTAGGTCTGTCATATCGGCTTTTCCTCCTTATCAGGATTCTGTTTGTATCTCGTCCCCCGACGAGCTTCAAACGTGTGTGCTCTTTGTGTCACACTTCCTCTCATCTACTCCGTGTCCCTTGTAAAAGCAATCCTTGACTAAAGTGTAGTCAACACACTAATACGGTTAAACCTAGACTAGTTAGACTAGTCGGATTCTCACTGCACCTGCGTTGTGATAAAGTTCGCCTACGCGAACGCCACCGAGGGCGGCAGCGCCATCGTTAGCAAAGTTGAGAGCCCCGAGAGCTTTCCCGGTAATCGGGCCTTTATCTTCGAGCCCAAGCTTACCTTTATCACGATATAGGGTACCAGAAGCAGTGATGAACGACGCTTGAATATCCGGCTTTGCCATTTTGCGTTCCTCCTTATTCTGATTTCCTTACTAGCATCAGCTGATCTTTAGTTACGTATACTTGGCCAAATTTGGATTGAAGTTTCGATAGGAAAACGACCGTGTCATTCTCATTGAGAATTTCCACGGCCCTCTCAATCGCAGCTTCGCGATCGGTACCGGCCTCTAGTACGTCTGGACCGGCTCCAACGAAAAGAACGAAACCTTCCACCTTCTCCCTCTCTGCGGAGGGCTCTAAGGCGTGAGCGGTCTTGAATGCATCCGCCTTACTCTTGTATCTTACTACCTTGTTCGAAGCTATGACTGAGGAAGCCTCAATTGGCTCACTGATTATTCTAAAGTTTTTTTTTCGGCCGCAACAAAAGATCGAAGAGAATTTCTAAGTGCTTCTGCTTCTGTACGGATACGAGACACCTGCTCCTTGCGATCTCCGGTAGAAGCAGATTGCTGGTGCAGGGTCGTAGTGAAAGTGTTGGCCGGTCCCTTGGAAACATGGTCCCGTACCGTCTTGGTCAGAGTGTTATCAGCCTCGTCCCGCGTAGTTCGGTTACGAACGTTGCGTAGACATTCCGGGGCCTTGGCCGTAGCACCAATAACCGGGCAGGACTCTTCGAACAGAGCACACCAGTGCTCATGAACTACCTGTGCCTCGGACTGATCCAATGCATTGAACTTGGTTACTCTCTTCTTGAAGCTCTTACAAAGCTCATCAGGATAAGAGGTAATGCTGCCAGGCCCACCAGTACCAGGGCCAGACCAGCGAAGACCTGCGTCTTCCTTACCGCCAACGGTAAGTACGCGCTTGATGCCGCCGGTTTCGTTGTCTAATTCGATGTAGATTTGCTCTTCTGCTTGCATAGTTCCATCTTCGGAGACCACCTTTACGGCAGCAGCCTTCTCCTTTGGCTCATCTTCCTTTGCGGAAGAGAGTTCGATTTTATGACCTCGGAGGTTATCGATGTGCTCCAAATCAACTACCTGCTCTCCCTTTTCCAGTTGCTCACGATGAGCAGCAGTTTCCATAATGATGGAGTGGGGGTTGGCTGGGTTCTTGACGATACCCATACCACTGAAGGTAATGTTTCGAAGTACTCGGGCAACGAAGTGCTTGCCTAGCGCCTTCGTACCAGCGACTACCTTTACAAAGCCCCCGATGAGGTCGTCGGGGTTATAGCCCAAAGCCTGCGCTTCGGACCGAGTAATGATCTGATTGCCAATCTTGATATCGAAATCCTTGAAGTAGCATTCCATGCTGACCTTCCAGTCGCCCTTGAAAATCTCTTCGGCCAACTGTGGGAACCGCATCTTGTGTATCACACCCGCTACAGCAATGTCCATATCAAGATCATCAGGATTCTTGGAGGTTTCCTGGAACTCCGCCATTACCTTGGTCGGATCAAACTGGGAACCATCCTTGTAGAGGAAAGCACATTCGTAGATATGCCCAATAACCTTATCCTCTTCGTGCTCAATATCAATAGCCTTATGCACGATGGTATTGTGTGCCCGCATCATCTCGGAAGGCAAGAAATGGGCACCGTTCTTGTTAGTACCGGCAGATACTAGAATGGAGCGAATATACTGAAGATCGCCCTGTTTTTCGTCTGGAAAAGTTAGAACTGCCGCTTTCTCCGCTGCTGCCAGCTCCACTTCCTGCTGGACTTGAATCGGAGCATAGACTCTGACCTTGTTCTCTGTTGTCATCATGTCCTCCTAACTTACCAGGGGTTGAGGCTCGGGGAGGGCCTCGGCTTTTGCCTCTTCTGAGTCATGTTTGTGGTCCCCGTTCTGAATCAATTCGCATAAGGAATCCAAATTCTTGATGGTATTCTTTCGGCGCACTTTCTTAGCGGCCTTAACCTTCTCGACGTCGGCATTACGCTGGTCTAGAATCTTCTTCATGGAAGTTTCTACCTCCTGTAGAGCTGTTTGGGCCATACTAATCTCCGTTTTGCTTCTTGAATACCTTGATTAGCAAGTCTATGGATCTATCCAACCCACGAGCAAGCTCCTCGTAGGATTCCTTTTCTTCTAATGCATCTTCTAAACGCTTCTCCGACTGGGCCAGAAGTTTATCGTTGAGAGTGCGGACCTCTTTATCCTTCTTCTGCGACTCTCTAAAAAGATAAACTATTACGAGGGCTTCCGCAACCTCGATCACCGCTAGTAGCCCATGTGTCTTTAGAAGTTCGAGAAAAAAATCCCACATCGGCTACCTCCTATTCTTTGAGGCGCGATCTACAAATTGCTATCGCTGCACTCTTAACAGATTGTCCTTTGAATTTGGGATTCTTGTTACCCAAATTGGCTTTTACATCACGAATGCAGCGTTCCATTTTAGCGTCAGGTCTGAAGGGGGCAGCTGTCTCTTTCTTCTTATTGACCTTCTTAGGGTCGGGTCTCAATTCTTTAGGAATATCTTCCAATCGAACAAAGTTATCTCCTGAAGACATAGACGCCGTGTTCACCGGATCGTCCGGACGACACATGCCCAAACTTTCGTCCAGGACGTAGCCCGGCGGACATTCCAGCGTACCCGCTGGATCAGCTCCCTTCACATTAGTGACGGGGATGCAAGAGCCGGACTTGGGATCAAACACTTCCTGGGGTTGGCACAGCGGATGAAACTCAGCGGGGTTGGTAATCTGACCTTCATCAATCCATCCGCTTAGTCTTTTTTTGTTCGGGCCTCTACGATCTCGCGGGCGTGGAAGAGAAGATGTTCAATTCCATCCTCAACAGCCTTATCCGAGAAACCTTCTACCTTGCCTGAGCGGTAAAGAGCATTGCGCAGGCGGGCCACATCAACCGATGCGTTATCATAGGGATCTGTAACGTCTGGATTGTGATGCATCAAAGCGCGGTGAGCAGCGCTGACGAGGGAGGGAGGAAACGCGGCGTTGGGAAGAGACTTGGCTACAACCCTACTCTTCTCCTTGGCACCCTGCTCCTTGAGAATCTCATCCAGCGCCTGAATCAACTGTGCGGTGGATAGAGAAGCCACACTCTTGGGATTCATCGGACCAGAACTACCGCTAGGGCGGTTCTTGTCGCTAGGATCTAGTGGGGTGCAGGTGCGGCGGTTGCCATCCCAAATGGTACCATCTGGGCAATCCTGGGGAAGCTTTACCTTACCCGGAACTTCAGTCGTTAGGCCTTCGCGTCCTGCGGTCTCAGTCTCACTCTTCCCCTTGAAGGCACCCTTGCGAGGCATGCACTTCTTAGTAACAGGATTCATGAACTGGCCTTCAGGGCAACCGGGGCCACCCTTATTACCGGGGCCGTTAGAAGTACTCTGGGACTCTTCCTCTTCAGACTTGGCCTTCTTGTTCTTTTTCTTCTCCATCATCTTTTTCAGGAAGTCCGGCAATGCAGCCTCTTCCTCAGCGGACTTGGTCTTCTTGCTGCTGTCTAAAGGCTTGCAAGTTCGTAGATCGCCATCCCAAATAGTACCGGCTGGGCAATCCTGGGGAAGACGAGCAGGCTGACCTGCGGGACCCGGGGAGAGGTTGTTCTTTGCGGCATCCTCTTCCTCATTGGCCTTAGTAGTTGTAGTACCAGGCTTCTTGGAAGGATCAAGAGGAACACACTTGCGATCCGTAAAGTCAAAGAAGCTGCCAGCGGGGCACTGGAAACCAACGGGGTCTCGGCGGCCTTCTGGCTGCTTGCTAACGATTTCAGAATGGTTGGCCAGTTCCTCTACAAAACCTCTAACCTTGGAGCACTTCTTGGCCATCTTATCCCACACCATTCCGGGAGGACAAGGTCCCGCGTACGGGGCTGCGGCCTCATATGTCTTCATTCGTTCAGCGGTTTCTGTAGTCTCTACAGGGGTCTCGGTTGGAGTTTCCATTGCTATTAGCTCCTGTACGACGGCGGCAAACTCCTCTGCAGTATTTGCCTTACCGAAGCTGGTGACTTTGATTCCACAGGCGTTGGCCCGGGATAGGATCTTTCGGCGGAGAGTCGCCTTCTCGCCGGAAGTCAGGCCCTTGGCCTGATTGAAACGAGCCATGGCATTGCGCACATGCCCGCAGTCGTTTAGCGGGAACTTCCTCTTACCGGGAACTCCAAAGGAGCTGTCCGGAAGAGCGTTTCGCTGCTTGGAGCGCAGTTCCTTGGCTTCTTCGGCGGCAACTGGCACAGCCGTGCCCGGAACCGCGTCTGAACTGTGGTCCTCGTGCTCCCACATTTCCTTGGGAATAACGTGTCCAAAGTGCTGAGAGAGGTAGTCGCCTTTCTTGTAATCCTGAACTAGATAACCTTCTACATCATGGGAATGATAGTAAGACTCCGCCCCATGATAGCTAGAAGAAACGGAAGACTTACCACTCCCTTCGGTGTCTACTGTAACCAAATGCTTGTGGCCATCAATAGGATCAGGGGAGGTTACTCCTAGTCGTCCCGACAAGTAAGTAGCTACCACCTTCTTGAACTCATCGTCCACATCCTCAGATGCCAATACAGTATCCTTGTTTAGAGGGATGCACTCGCGGCGCTTGAAATCGAAGAACTGGTTGGCCGGGCATGCGTGATTAGGAGTATCGCGACGGCCTTCAGGCTGCACCGCTACCTCTTCCTCTACGAACGCAAGGTCTCCGTTATCTTCCGCTTCGGCTTCCTCTAGGGAAACGCATTTTCTCTGCACAAAAGAAAAAGTCGTGCCGGCAGCACAACTTTGTGGTTCGTCCATATCATCTGCGTCAAGGGCCACTTCTTTCTGGGAAGCAAAGGTGGTATTGGTCTTATCGACCTCTCCGCGCCACTGTGGGCCGTCATCATTATTGACGCTTCGCGTGAATCGTGTGTGGTCTTGTCCGCCCATTGGCAAGCATCTTCCGCTGCCAGGATCTTTGCGATGCCCTTCTGGACAATCTTCGCCTACAACTAGAGCAAGCTCTCGAACTTCTTCGAGTAGGCTCTTTGCGGCGTTCTTGCCTACGTCTTTTGTAGTCATGGTTTGCTAACCCTCCGTAGAATTACCTAACCTCGGTTAGGGTTTTGTTGGTTTAATGTTCGGGGTGGTGGACTTCTGGCGGGGCTTGCCGCGTCCCTTTCGGGGGCGGCCCTCGCTCGGAGTACCCACAGGGGTACGCTGGACCTTCTGAATGTTTTCCTCAACCATCTTCTGGATGTTGTTCTGGAAGTCGGTAAGATCCTTCTTGGTAACCGTGGTAGGCTGTCCGTCGACAGTAGTATCCTTGTCCGGAACCGGGCCGGTCGCCGGCATCGCCTTCATGTTGTACGGCGAACCAAGGATGCCCAGAATACCGTCCTGAACCAGCGGCTTCTCTTGCTTGAAGTTGGCCAACTCGTTGGAGAAGTCGAAGCCTAGCTTCTCGATACCCGTCTCGTAGGAGAGGATGCGTCGGTCGATCATACCCTGGATGACGCTCATCATCATGATCTCGTCCTTGAGGGTGTTCTCGTCGAAACGTACAATTGGATAACGATCAAAGCCCATAGCCAGAGCAACTTCTTCGTACTCGTTATTGATCCAACGCCGAATTTGACGTCTAGCGTAGTTTACTTCCTCAGAAAATCCCTTGAGAGCAGCCTTGATACCTTCAGCATTACCGGTAGTGTTCCCATCTAACAGGGCCCGGGTAACTCCAATCGCCTGGCTCAGATCGTCGTTTACCTGCTCGAACTTGGACACACCCAGAATCTGGCTAATCTCGGGGAAGGTAATCTTCTCGATCTCCAGAGTGTGGTTGTAGACGATATCGAAGCTCTTGCTGGAAGTATCAAATAGTCGAGCGATAGAATCCAGTTCGGCTTGGGTCGTTACGGGATGCTCGTCATTACCCACAGTAACCTTGAGGATGTAATTGGTGATACCATCCAAAGTGGAATAGTCTGCTTCCTTGAGCTTATCCTTGTAGAACATGTCATCGAACATTCTAGCCGCTTTAGGCATCGCATAGCGTTCATAGTCCTGGCGTCGATAGTCGCACTTGCCTACCAACTCGGCGGGAAGAAGAACAGGTTGGTTCTTACGAATAGCGTCCTTGAGTTCCTTGGGCAGGGCGGAAATGAACTTACGTTGTTCCGGGCTGGCTTTGGAAGGATTCTTTAGTACTTCAGATAGTTCCTTGAAGGCTTCGGGCTTCAGGTAAGTTTCAGTCTGATCGAACAATAGGGACCCACGACTCTCAATCAGCACCGGATTGAGGATGGTGTACTGCAGGGGGACAAAGGACTTGGACCAAATCTTCTTAGCTGCTGCAATATCTCGATACGCAATCAGCTTCTTCATGTCCTCAGAACTCTCGGAAAGATTAGCTTGGCTGCGGCGAGCTACTACTGAATCAAAATTTTCTGGCTTCAGCTTGGGGTCAAACTTACCCACCAACTTGAAGGTACGAACCATTCCCACGCGAAAGAAATCAAAGAAGATCTTCTCTACCGTCTCCTGGAAACCGATCTCTTCAGTCCAGGTGTCATAGAAGAGCTTGATGTCTTCGTCGTCGATGTCATTCTTGAAACCCTTGGATGCAAAGTTAGAAAGGGTGTCAATCCAAGTACCATAGGGGCCCTTGGCCTTGTAGAAATCGATAGCGCGCTGGTAAATCTGTTGTGGTTGCGCCCGAGTAACCTCTGGCCTACCACTCAAAAGATCCAGGTCTACGCGTCGAACATAATCGCGGGTAATAACTCGACCACCCTCGTGGAACTTCATTGGGTTGGTATCGCCGCGACGAGGATCAAGATAAGCTAGCTCTGCGGCAGGCTTGCCTTTAGGGCCTACATCAATTTCCATCGCATGAACACCGGGCCTAACTTCCTCATGGGAGAGAACTTTAGAGTTCTTGAGGTCCTGGTTCAACCTGTCCTTTACTTCGTCGGCCATCTAAGATCTCCTATTTCTTCTTCTTGGGAACCGGTTTCAAGACGGCGTAGGGACTAGTCAACAAGGTACGCTTATTGAATGCCCTTTGCATCAAACGCTGTTTGAAGCCGACAGGATCTTGTGCCATTTCCAGTTTATCCCTAATCACCTGGGGAATAGCATCATCGACAGGAACGCCATCAGAGTTGATGACGGGACGAGAAGCTCGATCTTCCCGGGGCCTAAGTACGCCCCCGTGGAAGAGAACACTCTCCGCAAGTTCATGTGCCCACAAATGGTCATATACACAACGGGCAGCCAGCATGAAGGATGTATACAAATCCTTCTTCTGCTTCCCGTGTCCTTCGCCTTTGGGTACATCGAAATGATACTTACCAGTGGGAGTCTCCGAAAGCGAGATCATCTGCATCTGGCGCTTCATTTCCTGGATCTTATCCCAACCCTCTTCTTCAGCGGGGGTGGGAGTATCTCCAACAGGCACACTCGGAAAAAGCAAATCGCGGTTCTCAAGCAGTCTTAGTGCCGCAAAGTTGGACTCCGAGATGAAATCTACTCCGAAGTTGCACATCTTTATGATGTGTCTTCCGGATTTGACCTGATGGGCCTCATCCTCGGGATCCAAAATTGGGCCTGCTCGATGGCCGCGATTGTTTTCTGCAAGAATGTCTTTGATGGCTAATCCACCACCGCCAGCATCCATGTAAATGTGTTGAACGTTGAATGCATCGCATAGATCTTCAATCAGCTCCGCCATTCTAGGGAAGGGCTGCTTCTGAAGTTCTAGGGCATGGACGATTTTAGCTGGGACGCCAAGTTCTGCGATAGCGATAGCGAAGGAGTCTTCACTTCTGGCTGGGTCTATACCTAAACAATAAGTCTTTCCATGCTCGCCCGCAACCCGTGTAGAGAACCCTGTACGCGAACATGCTTCTAATAGGGAAGCCTTATAGAACGCATCTGTGTCAGGAATGAAGGCTGCTTCATACTCCATCCTAAACTCAAGGCTAGACATTTCTCGTTTGGCAGCTTCAATTGCCTTCTTATCCAAAAATCCGTCTGGTAAAAGCCAGTAAGGCACACGAAAAACGGCATACTTACCATTCCCCGTCCTCATTTCCTCTTTGTAAGCGCAATACAACTTGTACATGTGGTTAAAGGTAAAGTAACCAGATGACGTAATGATGATTTGGTTGGTGGCGGTGTCAGCATCAATGTCTGCTTGGGTAATCAAACCTCGTTCCAACAGCTCTTTCTGGCGAGAAACCTTCTCTACATTCTCCATCGGGTCGGCAAGAGTAGCCGCCATTGGACGGATAACCATGTTGAAGATCTCGTCTGGAATGTGAGGAAACTCGTCGCAGAGGATGGTGAAGAAACGCGAACCTCTGATCTTGGTACCGTCGCCGAGGGGGATGGCTTGAATGACGGAGGGGTTCTTGGTGCCTACGGCTTTGAAGCGGAGGTAGCAGTTGTCCGAGGCCGAGGTGGGTTTACGCTCGCAGGCCGCTTGCAGGACGGGGGAGCGATGATAGAGCTTATCACATTCGTCAAAGATGTACTTGCTCTGACGAAAGGTAGGGGCTAGAAGTCCGACGCGATGTCCTGGGTAGAGCATGGCCTTCAAACACGAAAAGACAGCCAGTAAGAAAGTCTTACCAGCGCCTCGACACATGATGGCCATAACATAGTCCCGAAACCACATGGACCTCAAGACTACCTTTTGAATCGAACTAAGTTTGACTCTTAGAAGGTCTTCGGCTGCGATTTCAGGATATTGTCGATAGAACTCTACGAGTTCATCTGATTGGTTAAGAAAGTCTAAGTCTTCCAGCAGACTCTGCAAGATTAGTATCCGTCCTTCTCCAGGACCTCGCTAAGCTTATTGGCTGTAGTCTCTTCTTCCGCGAGTAGAACAGCAACACGTTCTTCGTCTCGTCTCTTTTGTTCTAGGTCGTAACGGACCACGAGATCAACGATGTTGATGTCCTGAGAAGCCCTGGCATCCTTCCGATCAGATCGGCGGGCGGATAGGTTCTCTTTAGCAGTTTGCTTTCTCTTGTAGATACGCTCCAACGCTTGGTTGATATTGACGATGGCATCGGGACTATCTTTGGCGGCTGAGAGCAGCCGGGTTTTCATGATGTCGCTTTCCGCTATTTCGAAGATATCATCTACGTCAGCAGCTGTGGGCTCTTCAGTCTTGAAATCTCCCAGAAATTGTTGAACCACCCCAATGAACCGCTTTTTTTCGGCGGCAGTAAGGACTCCCCGCTGGGGCATCAATTTTCTGACTACGTCGGGACTTAGCTTGCGCCCTATTACAATCTGTGAGATGTCGCTCTCTTCGTCTTCCAGATCTCCTGAAACGACTTCGGGAACGAGGGGCTCTTGGTACTGCCTCAAATTCTTACGACTGTTCGGGTTGTTCCACCCTTTAGATTTAGGATCTTCCTCGCCCTTGCGAGTGAGGTCATCGACGTCCAGTTTTGGGTCTTTTGGCGTATCGATCATTCCTAATCCTCGTAGTACCAAATAGCAAAAGGGGAAAAGATAGACACTATCCCCTCATTAAGTAGGGCAGTTGGTTAAAATGCTTTGGTACTTTAGTGGAGTTTCTGTATGTATCTCTTGAAGTCCAGAAGTGCGATCATCGCATCTTCGGCTGCGTAGCAGGAGCTACTGGAGTATTGGTACGGCTCGTCTTGTCTGAGTATAGCATTCTCAACGTGCTTGCGAATGTCACCCAGTTCCTTTTCGGTGCGCAGGTCGCGCATGGCGAAAAGGAGGTCAGCCTCATTCTCCTCAAAAAACTCCTCTTGATCCGGGTAGTTAGCCTTCAATTCCTCGAACCGGCGGACGCACTTTTCGTCTAAATCATACATCATCTTGGCTTGCGCGATATGTTCCTTACGGGTGTCAGATAGCAACGAGCCTCGCAAGGTATCGGCAATTTTCCGCTTAGTATCGTCGGAATGCTTAAATCCAGGACGTCTTCCACTACTTCCAGGTTTACCTGACATGTATTTTCTCTTTAGAGGATGTCCTGCACTTCGGAGTTTTGTAGTTCAGTCTTCTTTTCCAGCAGATCCTCGGAATAAACCACTTCGTGATTTGAAGACCCAAGGATTACAGCGTCAATCTTCACCTTTACAGACGTCCCGCTCAGGGAGACCACTTTGGCCTCCCAACCCTTGAACGGGCCATCCTTGAGGATGACCGTGTCGCCCTGCTTGAAACGGCTAGCTTTCAACTCCGAAATCAGTTTCCCTTGTGCGGCCTGCATCTTATCGATTTCAAGTTCAGAAACGGGCCCGCAGTAAGTAGTGACTTGGGGGTATTGGCTAAGCTTGTGGAAAACCTGCGGATGGCTGTGGTACCTCAAGAATAGGTATCCCTCGTAAAGGGGCATGTCCTTGATACGGTTAACGCCCTTCTTGGTTTGGTACTCCTTCTTGATAAAGGGGTAGAAAAACTTGTCGATCTCGGGGCAGTTCTCCTTGATGTAGGAAACTACGTTGTCCAAGCGGTTCCGCTTGATCACCCAAGAGTGCCATTGCTTCTTCTGATCAGACATTATAGGCTCCTTCTCAACCTGTTCCAATTATACATGGTTTTTTGGATTTTCGCAAGCCTATTGGCCTTTTTTCTTGTCCCGTTCCTCAAGTAGACGGAGCTTATCGGACGCTGTACCGCGAATTCCGACTTTCAGGTCAGGGTCGTATCCCCTACTTTCTGCTTCCGGGTTCTTGGCAGAGACATACTTGTTGCATTTGCTACAAACAAAACCTACCGTGTGTTCGCTCCCCCATTTCTCGTCCCCGCATTCTGGGCACTCTAACAACACGCTGAGGTGCGAACGAATCTTCTTTTTGGCTGGAAAAGTAAAAGGCAAACGATCCAGGATGTGTGCGTTCTTCTCGTTGTGATCATGAATCATCTGCTTGTATTTGGTAGTCCCCATCTCTTGTTCGAGAGGGCTTTCCCGATGAATCGAAGAACGAGCCTTGGGGTTCTGGGGCTTAGAATCGTGCTTAGAATCGTGGTCCTGCACCATCTTTTTGACTTCGCGACGGACCGCGTCTACGTTTACCGAACCCTTGTTTTTGGGCTTAGACATTTACCATCCTTTACACAATGTTGACTGTGATGCTAACCGCACCTGCGTGCTGGCGAAGAATACCTGTATCATCCAGCTGTAGTTGGTAGGCATCCGAAGATGTGGCCGAACCCGGTCGAGGGTGTTCCGCACTACCTATGCCAGTTTGAACGTTGGTAGTAAACAATGCATCGTCTGCGATCACTCCCCGGAAGGCAGATTCCATATTGAACACACGCACCGTAACGGACATGGAACCAAGGGGCTGGTTGGACGGAATCGTGTAGAAGAAATGGAAATCGTGCTGAGTAGTAGAATCTTGGTCGCGGCGATCAATTACTCTTCGTTCCACTGCTAACCCATTGATCTCCAGAATAGCAGAGTGGAGATTTCGAAGAGCTGTCGTAGGGGCAATGACTTCCAACGTCGCACCCGGGCTAAAGCTAGCCCCTGGGGCAGGCGTCGAAATAGTGGGGCTGGGCATCAAAGCTTGGAAGTTAGTGGCAGTTAGCTCTGCTGCCTGTCCTGCCTGAAGAGCGGCGTGGTATTCAATGTTGGTACTACGATTAGGTTGCTCAGGGCGAAGATCCTGAACCTTCTTGTAGATCTTACCTGCTCGAACAGGCGCGCCGTACTCCTGTCCTTCAATTGGGGCTTGTCCGCGATAAGCTCGATAAACGTCGTTCTTACCATACGATTCTCGACCAGAGTCGTCTTCGAAATCAATCTCTCGACCACGGGGGTCATCCCCAAGTGGGTAAGTGGGGCGTCGCTTCTCAAAATCTGCATCGGGCGCACCGCGTTCCACATTATCATCAGCCCACGAGTGCCCTAGTCCTCGTCCGCTGGTATCAGTCTTGTCTCTCTTCTCTGCCATTGTAGTTTAGCTCCTTCATCAGCTGGTCAATCTTCCAGAAATATTCTTGGAAGTCGCCATTATTTTCAAGGATGAAGTCAAACTCTTTGTAATCCTGCATTGAGGTTTCGCTAGAATGAGAAGCACCTACCGTTACACCACTTCCCTTGCGAGTTACCTTCACTACCGACCCGCCAATTGCGTGAATCTTGTTGGCTTCATTGGGGTAGCGCACATCGGAAATGACAAAGCAATCAAACCCCTGCTGAACATACTCCGGAATGGTAGTATTGAATACTGTGTCTACCCAGATATCCGGAAACACATGTCGCATCTTTTCTCCAATTCCCTGGAGAATCTCACGAGGCGTCATTCCGTAGCGAGGATCTACTGCTTCCTTGACTTGCTGGGAACCATAGCACTGCTCCCAACTCAAACCGAAAAGATCCATCGCAATCTTTTTCAACTTGTCCGCAAACGCTACTCTCTTGACTCGTCCTGGGTACTTCTTCTCAAGATATTCCGCTGCGGTGTCCTTGCCCACCTGGGCAGTTGTTCCAAATCCTACGATAAGCATGGGTTCCCCTTTTCCCTAAAGTCTAAACTTGGTTTTCTTGACAGCCTGTTCCAACCTAGACAGGCCTTCCTTGATCTTGGTTACTTCCTTGGCCACCCGCTCCGTATCCACCACGACTTGCCTTATACCCCGTTCGGATGGCTTAGTCCCAGGAAGCGTTTCGACACTGATAATCGCTTCTGGACAATCATACTTGTTCTGGCACAAGCACTGACCACGCAATGCCTCTTCTAGAGAACAAAAGCAAACAATCTCGCCTTGTTCGTTGATGTTAACGACACCTCTAAATTCCACCATTAGAGAACATACCCGACTTCCCAAGGCACAAGAACTGCATCCTCCTCGTCGTCCTCTACTTCGTCTTGACCAGGACCGGCCGCTGCTGCTGCGGTGGACATTCCTGTAATAGAGGAATACGCAGTGGCTTCGGACCCTGCCTGCTGCGAGGCAGTATAGCGAATTCTTTCCAGGATGCGGAAACAATCCCCACTAATGCCTGACTTCTCGTGGTGAATCATCTTGTATTTGTTTAGCTCATAGTTCGGGAAGAAGGAGTCGCCTTCGATCCCAGAAATCTTGAAGGAAGTCAAATACAGCCGGTCCGCCCGCTCTAGGGTTTGCTCATAAAGCTCTTGTCCCCCAATAATGAAGGCCTCGCTGTTCCGGGTGCCTGCAAAGTCCAAAGCGGCTTCTAGATCATGGAAGATATAAGCTCCCGGGACCTTATAGTCAAGCTGCCGCGTAAGGATAATGTTCTCACGCCGAGGTAGAACGCGCCCAATAGACTCGAATGTTTTGCGCCCCATAATGATTGCACAATCCAACGTATGCTCTCGAAAGCGCTCCAAATCATGAGGAAAGTGCCAAGGCATTTGGTTCTTCAAACCAATCACCCGCGCACCAGCACTATCCTTAGCATACGCCACGATAAGGGACAAAAGCATTAGACCGCTACCTCCGCCTTGATGGCTGGGTGAGGATTGTACCCCACCAACTGGAAATCCGAGAACTTGAAATCGTCGATGTCTTTCACATCGGGATTGATGATCATCTTGGGAAGCGGTCGGGGCTCGCGGGACAACTGCTCGATTGCTTGCTCACGATGATTCTTGTACAGGTGGACGTCGCCAAAGGTGTGAATGAACTCGTTGGGTACCAATCCAGTTACCTGCGCTACCATCATCGTCAACAGGGCGTAGCTCGCAATGTTAAATGGTACTCCCAGGAAAACGTCACAACTTCTTTGGTACATCTGACACGACAATCGACCATTGGCGGCATAGAACTGGTACAGAAGGTGACAAGGCGGAAGTGCCATATTTGGTACGTCGGCTGGGTTCCACGCAGTAACGATGTGCCTACGGGAGCTGGGGTTCTTTCTCAGATCCTTGACTACCTGATCAAGTTGATCAAGCTCTGGTCCTGGAATGAGCAAACCATCCTCAACTTCCTTGTAGGTAGGCCAATGCCGCCACTGATGTCCGTACACAGGTCCGAGGTTTCCATCTGCATCTGCCCACTCGTCCCAAATGGTAACGCCATTCTCTTGCAGGTATTGGATGTTGGTTTCGCCGGTGATAAACCAAAGCAGTTCGTGAATGATGGCTTTGGTGAATACCTTCTTGGTCGTGAGCAAAGGGAATCCATCTTGGAGATTGAAGCGGAGCTGTCTCCCGAAAACACCCGTGGTACCTACACCTGTCCTGTCGTCCTTCTCTTCTCCGTAAAAACAATCCTCAAGCAAGTCTAAGTACTGCTTCACAACTATCTCCCCATTGGTACGCGCGTGTTCTAATTTGAAATCTGTAAGGCTTGGAATTGGCTCTTGCCCCTACTCAGTAAGATATCTTAGTGTAGGTTAAGATAAGATCTAATAGCAACCCCAACAGGCTTCCTAAGGATAAGACAAGTTTCCAAGAAAGTCAATTGTTATTTGCTCTCTTCCAAACTTTTTGTGTACTCAGGCATCAGAGCAACTGCTTGCTCGTGAGTAATGTCGCCACTCAAGAACTTATTGTACGGATGATCGAAGTTAGGCAAAGTGCCACAATTAGGACAAGCCTGTGCGCCCTTTCGACCAAAGTTACCTGAAGCGCCGCGCGCAATCCAGAGAAACTGCTTTCGACAAGGCTCGTCTGCCTTACGCGGCCGGCGCTTAGTGCCAAAACATTGTACTCGTCGATAATCGCTCACTATCGAATCCTTCCGGACTTAGAAACAGCCCCTCTCCAGCTACCCCCCGGTAGCGGAGCATTGCCCTTTGGCTCAGTGGCATTCGACGGATGTCGTCGGCGGTGAACTGCCACACCCGCTTCATCAGTGTACTCTGCTTCGTAATCAGAAACCACACCGATTGGCTCGGCATTGATGTGGCCATTCGATGCTCGATTCGTATCTTTCGGTCGTAGGAAGAATCCACCCATTGGTCATCCCTCCTTGTTTTGTGTGGGGGCCGACCCCGAGAGTCGGGCCCTCCTAGAAAAACGCGGTATACGCGATCCTAGGACTTCTCAACCCCTCTCCTGAGGAAAGGGGGAAGAGGTTTATTCTCTTGATCCTTGATCACTGGTTTTGTTTCAGGATGATAGAACCGTTTGTGTTCTACCAAAATCAAACCCTCGACAATAGTCATGGCCATTTCAGGGTCGGTGGTCGTGGCAATCCACTTCTTGTCTCCAAACTCTTCTTCGGCAAAAATGGTAGTGCCACTACCAGAAAACTGGATAGAGTATTTGCCGGTCTTCAGAGTAGAGGGGGCAGTACTATCCGACATCATCTACCTCTTCTACCACAACTCCGTCTGTTTCTTGGCCGGGGTGAAGAACTGCCTCATTCAGCGTGTGATCAGCAGGAAGCTGAAACTCGGGCTTATCCTTTTGCTTCAGAACCCCGTGGTGCGCGCCACATTGAAAGTGGTTCTCGGGCTTTTTCCCACCATCAGGATCTACGAACATGCGCGGGCCACCATCGCGTCCTTGAGTGCAGGCATTTCCGCCCCCGTCTACCCAATCACAAACGATTACCCAAACCCCATCAACCACTTGTGTACTCATTGTTCCTCTCCAAAGTATAGAATCATTTCGGCTGCATTACAACTACAAGCTCTTACTTGTCCGTCGGCGCAGCAGACCGCGCATTGGTATCCTTCATTCTCCAGGTCGTCTTTCCAACGTCCCGGCCAAATCCAGAGCGTTTCTGCTCCGGTTTTGGCAAAGTACTTGTACGCACTCTTGCTAGGACTTTCTATCCAGATGTGCGTAACGCCTGCCACCGCCCCCATTCGTTTTACTGATTCAATGGAGACATTCAGCAGGACGGGCCCAATCCCCTTTCCTTGGTAATCCGGATGAAGGGTATTGGACTTGAAGTAACAGACTTTTTCTGGCGGCGCTCGCCAACCTTCGGTGGAGCACCACTCATTGGGTATCCACACCCCGGGCGCGTACGTTAGCCGAAAGCCAATCAACTTACCATGTATCCTGGGGCCATCATACATGACGTAGCTACAACATGCGCCGTGACTATAACTCATGCTGTGTATCTTGCTAATCGACTCGGGGTTCAAGTAGTTCTTACCTTGGACCAAGTCCCCCAGTTCAATTATACGATCAAAATCCTCTTCCCGTAAGGGATACAAACGCAAATCCATACTAACTCCTAAAGAGATGCTTCAGGACTGTGAGACACTCATCGATGCCCTCTAGCTCCTTTTCGATTTCATCGAGAGCGGACATTGTTGTCTGCGCGTTGGCCTCTCCAAGTTGTAGACCCTTGTCTACCACACGGTTTACTTCCCGTTGAAGAGTTTTAATTCTATTCAGGTACATGTGTTGTGCAGCTAGGAGGTTTTCTTTGTTTACCAAGGACATTTACTCTCCTTTGGTCATACCGCTTTGCCCAAGATCCTCATGGAACGACGCATCCTCGTGAATGTGCTGATGCAATTCCTCATGGATGTGCTCTATGAGTAACTCAAGCTGCCTCTTCTTATGACGTTGTCCCCAGGCGGTAAGTCCAAACAGGACAATAACCGCCCATTGGATTATGTCGTGAAAGGTAACGTAAAAGAACCATACGGTTTGTAACCACTCAGGCCAGGTTTGAACCCATTCCAGCATTCGTTAGCCTTTCGTAGAGTACTTTGGCCACGCTGCGCCTGGTAACGCCCCAGGTCTCAACATGGCCGCATCTCTTGCAAGTGAACTGCGTAAACTCCGCGGTATCAATGTCCGGATAGATCTTGTATTCCGGTTTCACTTTTCCTTTGTCATCTAATGTTTCAGCCATACACTGCTCTTGTCCGCAAGTAATGACTTTCCAAGGTTCCGGCATTCTCTCTCCTGGAAGTCCTGGTACCCCTCCGTACCAGGACTGAAAGGCTATCTTACAATACGTCCACGCTCTTGGTCGTAGCGTGGGTGATAGGCAGTACCACATCGATGGCAGAACTTGTCAGCCAGGCGATGTCGCTTTGCTCCACAATTGGGGCAGAACTTGATCATCTTCTTCTGCGGCCGAGGCTGCGGAGAGATTTCAAACTCGTTGTCCCAGTTTCCACGTTCCAAACCACGAATGTTCAATCGAAGCGTTACCGGATAAGGCTCAGTCGGGAAATCACTTCCATACACGAAGTTCTGTCCAGAATGACCCCCTTCTACTGTGGCACCGGCCCCTTCTTCAACAAAGGGAGACTGCTCAGAAACAATAGAGCTGGTAATGGTGCTAGACATGTAGTTCACCGAGCAAGAGGAACGTCCTCCGCCAGTAAGAATAGGGCCTGCACTATTACTCTGATTGTAAGTCCAGTCGGGTTGGGTACCGTACCGTTTAATCGGTCTCGGTGTAATGCGCGGCGGATCCCATCGCTTCTCACGATAGAACTCTACCTTGATGATGCCATTTTCCGGATCAGTCGGATCGTTGACTCTACCATCCCCAAGCGGGACAAACTTGAAACGTCGTCCGTTGGTCATGGATTCATCGAGAAACCTTTCCAGATCCAAAGTCTCATTGGGCTGTAGAATGAAGTCTCCGAGGTTAGATACCTGTCGACCATCTACCCACACACGGGCCTTTGCCCTCAAAAACGAATGCTTGTTCTTTACACGAATCTTGTACTCGCTGTGAAACGGAAGATGGGCTGTGCCATCAATTTCCCTTACGGGACTACCGTTGTGTAATACACACAGAACGAATTGCGAATCATAAGCCATCATACGTCCTCCTACAAATGGGATCTCGCAGAACCCACACTTTGAAGCGAGATTTTAGTATCGGGGATTGTGATTTTCTACCCCTCAATTTTTGAGGGGTAAATTCCGCCGTGAAACCTTTTGAGCAACTTCTGAACTCTCTTGACTTGCTTTTTGGGATGTGCTGCCTTCAAATCAATTCCGGCACGCAAAGCAATTACTCCCACTACAACCAAAACATCAGAAAGTTCTTCTCCCAAGTCTTCCTTGGTCTTGTGTGATTTGACCATACATTCGGCCACCTCACCTGTTTCCTCCGCTAGCTTTACCATGTCGCGAAGGGTGCTACATGTCCACCCGTCCGGGCGGAGATCCAATAGTTCTTTCGAATCCCTCGTTAGATCATCAAAAGTCATGAGAACCTTCTCCCACTGAAAATTCCGGGATCTTGTCCTTCAAGAATAAGCTTGGCTGTCAGCTCCCCGGTTGCAAAAGTAAACCCTAATCCGTGTGCGGTAAACCCCACATTGTAGAAGATCCGCGGGTCTTCGTTCAAGGCCCCGACCATGGGATAACCATCTGCAGAGAACCCCATGACTCCGCTCCATCGATAGTCGATGCGAGCATTACGAAGTCGAGGAAAATGATCGTGCAAAAATCCTTCCAACTTCTCGTCGATGGTAGGATTGATTTCGTCCGAGAAACCTACTTCGCGTTCAATGTCAGCATTGCGAAAGCCGCCAATCAAAACTCTTCCATCAACGAGTTGTCGGAAGTAGTCTAGAACAAAGCTGCAATAGGCAGGCTCTAGAAACGGCGCGACAGGCTCAGTTACGATAATCTGCCCGCGTGTAGGTGCTATCTTGTCTTGGAACCAGGAGGAAAGTTGCCCACTCCAAGCATTAGTACAAAGGACCACAGCCTCGGCACGGAGATCCAATTGATTGGTTTTTACAAGTACGGCATCCCCGTCGCTTTCGAAACCAAAGACTTCCTGGTTGGTGTAAAGCGTTGCGCCAGATTCTTGCTGCAGTAGGTTCAGATACTTTACCGGATGAATTTCTCCGTCGTCTGCGTATTTGGCACCGCCGTGAAACCCTTCACAATGCAGCCAGTTATCTACGATCTTTTTGTCGTACCATTGAACATTCACACCCTTGCCTTGAAGATGCTTTACAGTCTCACCGATTACCTGGATCTCGTGTTCCGTAGCCGCCAGAGTCCAACTTCCCAAATTTCGGTATTCGCATTCCGACTGCAATCTCTCTAGCCCAAAGGTTTCGACAATCAAGCGGTGGTTGTATTCGGTAAACTTCCAAATCTCTTCTGCCTTGCTCTCCCCATACGCAGATGCCATACGGGAGAAGTGTTCTGTAGAACCGCAGGTAATGAAACCTGCATTGCGCCCTGATGCTCCGTACCCAACGGTGCCCTTGTCTACAATGGCTATGCTTAGCGTAGGGTCTAACTTGTGCAACCAGTAGGCGGTAGATAGACCAGCTAAACCGGCCCCAATAATCACTACATGGGAGTAAGCCCGTTTTCTGGGGCCACCAGTGTCCTGCCAATACGAAACGGACATTACTCGCCCTTCTTTCGACTCCGGGAAGAAACGTAGGCCGCACCTACTGCGCCCACCGCACCAACAATGGCCACTGTAATCAAAGTGTTGCCGCCATCATCTTTGTCCGGGGCAGGTTGTGGAATTACCACTACCGACGGGGCCATTTGCTGCTGCCGCTGCTCGTTGGGGTCGGGTTGGCCGGCTAAAGCCGCCGAGGCCAAAAGTACGGATAACAGGCTTGCTGCCCAAAAGGTCTTCATGTGATTCTCCTAAACGTATTTGATCTTGATACCCAAGATTAGGCCTAACCAGCGCCTCAAGTCTTCCATGTGCGCTTCCCAAATGAGATAGGCCAATTCTGGATCTTCAGTTTCTTCGTAAGTATCGAACATCAAGTTGTCGATCTTGATTACCTCGTCGAGCAGATAATCATGCAGCTCCTGAATTTGGCCAGGGGCCCAATTACACTGGGTCGCAATTTCGGAAATACCTTCCAGGAACCCCAAACGATGTTCCAGGATTGAAACGGTATCCAGAAGTACGATAACCATGCTTCCCCCTTATAGGTAAAAGTCATGGACCCCCTGGGTATAAGCCTCTTGTCCCAGCTTGGGCAGTGGTAGGGATTTGCCCCTTACCACCAAGATCTTGTTTTCAAAATCCAGCGTGATGTCAACAGGCTCCCCTTGATGCGGGGACACCTGCCCACAAACAGCGTGTGCCTGGTAGTAATTGGTTACTCGATGGTCGGCAAAGAACAGGCTAACCTCATCTAGACATAGCCGGAGAAGTAACTCCTGTCCAACCCGATCCATTCCCACAAAGAGCACGGCCTTTCCACGGAAATCTTCTGTGCCATAGGCAGATCTAACAGCCCCGCGAAGGTACTGGAAAAGCTCAACCGCCTTCGTTGTCATTGTCTAACTCCACGTTGTAATAAGCCAAATCCAGGAAGTTGATCCATTCCTTGTGCGGAATAATCCGTAGCGGAATGTTCAGAGTAGGGTGCCAATCTGGCCGATCTGGCCGTCGCTTTAGACGCCAACCCATGTCTTCCGGAGTTCGGTTTGCCTTCTTACGGTTACAATCGTAGCATGCAGTTACAATGTTGTCCCAAGTGGTCTTTCCACCCTGGGATCTAGGAACCACGTGGTCGAACGTGAGGGCTTTTTGCTCCATCCACTTTAGCGCAGCTCGCTTGCTCGGAGGACGAGTACCACAATACTGGCAGGTGTACTTGTCGCGCTCGAAGATGTTCTTGCGGCTGAAACTTACCGTTCGTTTTGGCAGCTTGTCGTAGAACATGAGGACGATTACGCGGGGGATCTTGATCCGTAGGGTAGGGGAGTGAATGAACTCTTCGTCGCCCACCTCGGTCATGATTTGCGATACTTGAGACCAATCCTCAAAGTCGTAAGCTTGACCATCTGTAGCTACAACCTTGGCGTGGCCTTGATAGACCAAAGCGATAGCACGCTTAACAGAACAGACCTGTACTGCCAACCAACTACGGTTGAGTACGAGAGTTCCAGCGTTGAGCTTACTCATGAGATGATCTCCTTACTAAGGAATTATACGTGGTGAATCACAAATTAGCAACTAGGTTTGTGGATAACAGACGGAACCTTTCCAACCCAACCAACCCTCAATCAGCGCTGTGCCACCGCCGGTAATGAAGGAGATATTTTTCAAAGTGTCAAAGTCCATTTCAAAAGTGCATTCTGGCCCGAGCTTTATGTTGTCGCCCGGAGTAGAGCTGGCTGCTGCTACTGCGTCATCCCCAGTGATGTTGAAGTAGGCAGGTACAGACGTGCTCGCGTTTCGTAAAGTCAATCTACGGGCCGGGGGGCTGATGGTCAACATTTGCGCAACCCCTGTGGCCGAAATCTCGAAATACTTGACGGCGTCAAAACCTAGTTCTAGCACCGCATCCACTAATCCGCCGTTATGTTTGATCTGTGTTGGCATTATTTCAACCTTTCTCGATACATCTTCATGAAGGCCCAAACCTTCCAATCGGTATCACTGACGTTATGGGCAATCAAACGGAGATAGACACCATAAGGCAGCGGGGCCGATTCAGTCGCATCAATGATGATCGGGTGGGCGTTGCTCTTGTATACCGACAGGTTTTGAACATAGCACCCCACGAATTGCTCGGTAGTGTGCCAATCAAAAGTTCCTGTACCCGAAACGCTGGGAATGGCCTTCATAGCTACCTTGTCTAAATCCCAGTACCCAGTTTTGGTGAAATTGGGAATCCACTTTGGATAACCGCCCAGGGCATGACTGCCTTGCCCCACACCCGCGTGGCGAATACGATCTCCTACCAAGTTGTAATCACATGGAAGACCAAGACCAGAGGCCACTACTGCGGGTACCACCGAAGTGGGGGTGGCGCGTAGTTCCAGGCTAATTTCGTCTCCCCAACCAGCATCTTCCCAAGAGATGCCACCACCAAAGATGTAGATAGCTTCGGAAGGATTGACGTCGGTACTAAAATGAACATCTACGTAATTGTACTCGGTTCCGGACACGGACTCTATACGTAGCGCAGTGCCACTTCCCAGTACCAATCCCAAATCTCCGCGGCTGGTAAAGAAGTTGTAGGACTCTTTGCCTGGAATGATGGGCTTGTGGCTGGCTAAAACTCGGGCCTTACCATCTCCGGTAACTGGGGTCTTCCAGGAAGGAACGGCCAATCCGGTAACAGGATCCAGTACGTGAGCTACATTAGCCGGAGGATTAGCATCAATTCCCGGCTTGTAGTTGTTTATGAAGTCGGCGTAGTCTTCATCGTTAGTAAGGCTTCCTCCGATAACTTGCTCGCCTCCAGGAGGTAACAAGTTGACAAAGAATTCCGAATTGCCCTGCTTGACGAAAACACTAATCGATCCATCTTCATTCTCTTCGTAATCCATTTTGAGAGGCTTGATGGTAGCCAACGCTTTGAGGAAAGCCCAGTCGCGGACCTTGAGAAGGGTATCACTAGTTCTCATCTTCGGCACCTCCGCCGGCCCCAGGAATAGTACCGCTGAGAGTAGAAGTCATCCACCCATTGAGCATGGCGAAAACTACACCAGCTGTGCTGGCGTGGGTGTTTTGAAGCTTCATTTCCATGTAGCGGAAGCCGTCCCCGTCAAAGCTGGGCGGAATTTCAAAGTCTACCAATGAGGTACCCGCTGCGCCACCTATACGAGCAATCTGTCGATCCACCAAAGCAATGGGGGAGTTGTTGGGAAGATTGAAAGGAATGCCCACATTCAGGGTGAGGACACCAGTACCAGCATTCAAGCTGTTGGCTCGGATGAAGGCCCTCTTACCAGTAACCAGATTGATGAACCCATACTGCCGAGGAACTGGATTGTTGGCCAAAAGGAACCCATTGTCAGTATTGACCTGGATAGTGTTGTCGCCCTGCGTGTGCGAACCGCTGACCACCATAGTACTGAATTCTTTGATGCGGATAGCGGGATTGCGCCTAAAGAACGTGTTGGTATTGTTGGGCGAATGATCGAACCAATTCAACTCTACGTTGAATGGGGTTGTGGGGGCATGTCCTTGCATGAACTCAAGAGCCAAGGTCTGACCAGAAGGAACCACTAGTCGTTCTGAAATGGTTGCTCCCGCATTGAGGGTATACTGCATAGTCCAGTTGACGACTTTGTTTCCCGTGATGTGGCCAAAGTTACTGGCAACTACGTGAAGTTCTCCGTCTGGGGTTCTAGGGCTGGCCGGATCAAGAACGGTCTTTCCCGACACAGGGTCTACGCCTGCGGTTACGAATACCGGAGGATCAAAATTAGGGTTACCAACGTGTGCAACTACTAGTCCGCTAAGGGTTGTGAACTCCCCGCCGGATAGGGCTGCTTTGAAGATAGCTGTAAGGGTGTGATCAGTACCATCAATTCGGTCTAAAGCAATAGTGATGCTACTGTCCTGAATCTCACTAAACAGCTGGGCGGTATTAGTGATGCCGGATTCTTTGTTGAATAGATACGGAAACTCGGCCACGCTATACCTCCTATGTGCCTTTCAGGGGAGGGGTCGACGAGGTCGGCCCCAGGGTTAGCTGAACAAGACTCAATCGTGCGCTCCGAATACGTGCCGTCTTTCCTGCAGCAGAGGAGCGATAGTCAATGTCAAAGGTGTGGGTTCCAGAAGTAAGCAACATGTCCGCAAATCCCGAGGCCGCAGAGTAGGTGCCCGTGGCAGTAGCGATAGGTCTATCTACCACATAGTGAAGATCGTCTTTGTTGTCCACCTGCAATCGGCCCTCAAACTCATTACTGGAAGACGAGTATCCGTACTCGTAGTACCAAAGTAATCGATACGCCTCGGGCTCGGTGCCGGTCGCCACCAAGGCCACGTTGGCGGACATGGATAACTTTTCTTGTAAGGTAGTACTAGTTGTAGTACTTACACCTTCGCTCTCTTTGGTAAAACCTCGCTGCGCCGTGGCGGCTTGGGTTGATCCAGTCACATCTACAGAGACTGTTCCAGTTCCTGAAGTGACGGTAACCGCGCCTGAACCTATGATCGACTTGGCTGACCACTGAATACTGTTGGTACCGGAGACCACACTTACGAAAGAATCCCCCAGCATGGCGCGGGAACCTATTGTGTAATTTACGCCGCCGAGCGCATCTACTCCAGAAGACAGGGTTACCAATACTTGTCCTGGAATGGTGATGGTAGTATGCCTTTGGGGGTGTTGGTCGTAAAAGTACAGGAGACCATTAGCGATACCAAAGGTTTGCGTACCATCTCTAACTCTCAGAGTGCCGCTAGTCAATGCTCCGGAAACAGTAAGATCTTCCCGCCAACCGGCTATCTTTCTATCCCCAATTTCCCAGACTTCACCTGATCCAATAACCTGATCAAAGAATAGGTTCGCGGGGCCAGTATTAACCAGCTCTGTTATGCGTCGATAATCTGACATTAGAAGTTACCTGCGTAGTTTTCGGTAGCGGCTGCGAGGGTTCTCTGTGTGATTTCTACATACAATCCCACACACACGTCTTTGGCATTGTCGCCCTGGTCTCGTACAAATACTCCTACCTTATCACCAGGATTTAGAATCAACGCCCCGGCAGAGATGTTCGTATCATACGAAACCCGGGCATTGCGTACTTGCCACGTGTATCGCAAGGTTTCAGCATTGCCGGCCCCCGCGTTGGCTGCGTAAATCTCCACATCCTGATCCACATTGGCGTTTGCGTTAGAGAAGAAGATTCCTGCCAGCCGACAAGGAAACGATACTACCCAGGGAGTGATATTGCTAGGTAAGGCTGCGTCGCTAACCGCTAACCACGTGTTGGCCACATTTCCACCGGCAGTAAACTCTACCTGGAAGAAGTTCCCTACGAGCTGACCTACAGTACTACCACCGGATACGGTAATGGTATTACCACCCCCGGGGACTAATCGGATACCGCCATCGCTATTGAGATTGACGCTTCCTGTGAAAGTAACACCGCTGGTGGTGATAGAGTCCACATCTGTTTCATCAAAGGTGTTGATGGTTACGGCATTCGTTCCCGTTACAACAATTGACCCTTGCCCACTAATGATAGCTTTGTGAACGATGGTATCAACATTGGTTCCGGAAATCACTGACGCAAAATTGTCGCTAACCAAAGCTTTGGGAACATGACCAATCGTGATCGTGTTGCTTCCCGAAGTAACTGTAACGCCTTGCACCCCAACTAGGGCCGTAGGAACGAAGTCTAGGGTGGTAGTATCAGTGCCTGAATTGACGACGATGCCCCGGATACCCACCAGCGCATCTGATACATCATTTACGGACGAGATGGTTGTAGTACTAGTTCCGGAGACGATAGTTACATTTGCGCCACCGATAAGGGCATTTCCCACTGACGGCTGGCCGGAAATGGTTGTGATGTTTGAACCCGAGGTGACAACAACTTGCCCAGCACCTATGATGGCATTGGGAACTGGGGTATGTGGTGTACCAGAAATGACAATGGTATTGCCTTCGGTGATAACATCTACTTCGCCAGCCCCGAGGATGGTGATGTCGCCTTCAATTCCTGATACAGTTACAATGCTGGTAACGCCAGAACCTGAAAAGGTGATGGTGTTGGTGTTGAAGTCCGGGATGAGGGTTATTCCGGATAGCCCTGCGAAAGTTAGAGCCCCAGAAACAGTAATTCCGCTGGCGGTAATAGAAGTAACACCGCCTGCTACCTGGATCTGGGATTGGAGACTACCGGAAGCAGAAACAAACTCGTTCTTGAAACCAGAGATGGTGACGAGCTGAGTCCCTGTAGTAACTGTAAGGCCGTCCGTGACAACAATCAACCCCTGTCCGGGGAAGAAGGTCTTGAAGTTCTGAATTACACTTGTGGAATCCTCAGTACCAGTGATAACTACCGAAGTAAAGAACTCGTTTAGCTCACCCTCACTAACAAACGAGACATCCTGTTCTTGATCTTCTCGGATCCTCGTTCGTACCACGAGCTATTCCTCCTGGTCTTTTTTCTTTCTGGCCGCGGCCTTTCTCAGTTGAAGATCCCGGGCCCGCTCAAGGGGGTGAGGCTTACCCTGTCTCTTTCCTTCCGCCACCTCACGCTGCTTCTGTTCGTGTAGGGCCAAAGCCTCGGCACTTCTCCTGGACTCTTCTTCTACCTCAGCCTGCTTCTTCAGTTCGTCTAACCTTTCCTGAATCCGCTTCTCTTCCTTGGCCTTTTCTTCTTTGTTTACATCCAAGATTTTTTCGTAGGATTGCCTGATCAGTTCCTCTAGAAGCTCTAACTGTCCTTTACGGAAAGACACTTCGTCCAAAAGCTCGTCTCGCCTCTTCTCCCATTTACCAATCAGAACTCGTATCTGTTCATTGCGTAGATCGGCTTTAGCTCGGCCACGTAGCTCCTCATTCTCCTCTGCCACGGGTTTCCTCCTTTACTGGGTAAGACGAAGGGATGTACCCTTCGCCTTACAAAGATTTACGGAATAGACGGGAACTTGTAAATCTGAATAACGTCATTGGTTCTAATCTTGTACTCGAAAGCAATCGTGTACGGAGTAGAGACCCAGTAAACGTCATTGTTTGCCGCGCCATCAGGGGCAGTAAGCTGTAGAACACCGTTGGTGTACACCGAGGTGGACTCCACAAAGGTACCGGAAGTGGTGATCTGAACGTCATCACCGTATACGGTCCAGCCAGCACCGGGGGTGCTGATGTTGATCGAAGTGTTCTCAAGAATCTGTCCGCCTGTGCGAATAAGAACTCTCTTCTGAATTTCGTTCGACTGTGAAATGGTGCCAGTTGCAATACAAAGCTGGGCATCCAAGGTACTAATTGCAGTTTCAAGGGGGTCGTTCTGCGCAATGAAACAAGTGCTGGTGTAATCCGGGGTAGCGTCGCCATCGCCATTGGAACCAACGAAATCCTGTAGGTTGTTGATCTCGCGACGTGCTTCGGATAGAGACATCAATCCAGACGTAGTTAGCGTGCTGGACTCATCATACCAGTTGTAGAAGGCAGTCTCTCCCTTGATATCTCGAACGGCAGTTCGAAGGAAGTTCAAGTCCATAACCAGAGTTCCGGTTACTTGGCTGGTGTCGGTAATGAACGCCAGATTTACGAGAGTTTCTGCCAATGGAAGTGACAGAGTATCATCGTATTCAATACCCGAAGTAGTCGAACGAATCTGGTTTTGAAGCGTTAGTGTTCGTGGACTCATTAGGGCTTAACCTCCTTTTTTGGGATTTGCTTACGGTAAAAAAGGGTAAAGCCGAATACTACCCACTTGCGGTGGGGTTGAATTTCCATACTTGAACGACGTCGTTGGTGTGTAGCTTGTACTCGAATGCAATACTTCCGCTCGCTGCGACAAAGTATACATCGTTGTTATCGCTTGCGGATGCGGCGGTCAATTGAATGACTCCGTTCCGGTAAACCTGGGTAAGCTCCGTTAATTCCGCCGATCCTGAAAGAGTAATAGAGTCTCCAAAAGTTACCCAGCCAGAACCGGGATTGGTAATGTCGATCACGGTGTTTTCCGGGACCTGACTCCCAGTCCTGACCAAGACTAACCGCTGAACATCAACACCCGTAGTGAGTGAGGTTGAACCTCCCGCGGTCGAACTCGGGCATCGAATGGAGAGTTGCGCCATTAGTTAGTTCCAGGCGCAGTTCCAACCTTGCGTACCGTGGCAGTGCCACCGGTCAAAACCTGATAGTTACGTAGGATGAACATGGTTATTGCTCCTTCGCCGGTCCCTTTGCAGGATCCTGTTCGTATTTGCACCACTTCATATGGGTGCTACAAGTTTTCGCGCCAGTGTTGCCTTTCCAATTGATGTAGCAAGCACCGGCCTTATGGGTGCGCCCACAACAGCTAGGCACGTCCCTTACGTCGTAGTGAACACAGTCGGTCTTGGCGAAGTTCTGTATCATTTTGATTGGTCGGTTTATTACCATGCTTCGTCATCCGTTATGCTAAAGAAATCCGCTGGGTCTAGTCGCATGATTAAGCCACTGAATAAAAAGGCCTCGATCTGTTCAAACGTTTCCCCACCTTGTTCCCAAATTACCACCCCCCAATCCATTACGACATGGTCGGTGATACGTATCATCGCGCCTCCTCGGCGCAGAAATACGTTGCGCTATTGTGGTTGTGTCGTCAGGGCGTCAATGAAGGCAATGACAAATCGGAGAGTATCTAGGGCAGAATGTAGTCGGACCAATCTTGGGCCCGTCACTGAAGGTAAAATGCTGGTTCCTTCCCCCAGGGCTAAAAGAAGATCTGCCTTTCGTGCCTCGGTCAAAGACAAAGGATCGTCAAAATACTGCTTGGCTGCAGTTGCTGCTGCATACCAGGCCCAGTAAAAACGTGCTTCGTCTATTGAACGGCTTGAGTGGGCCTTCTGTACCTCAAAAAACTGGCGTGCGATTTGCTCCGCCTTGGTGTATTCGTTTAGGTTCCGTTCACCAATGCGGAAGAAGATCATGGCAGTGGCCAGATAAATGTCGTACCCTTGGGGCTGCTTGATGTCCGCACTGATGAAATCCACGGAGAGAGTCATCAACTCATCTACCTTGGTACTCAACAGTGGGGAATCACAACCCTCCTTGGCAGGGACGTAGTTGGCACCCTCTGAACAATTGACGTAGAGTTGGACTACCTCATCGTTGAGGTCGGTCATTCTCCCAATCAGAAAAGGGGTGGGGGCTACGGTCTGACAAGCCACTACCAGAAGTAATCCTAAAGACAGAAACCATCTTGAAATGCGCATAATGATCCTTTTTAGAAAATGGTATCCAATACCTCGACTATATCGTCAAACCCTTCCGAGTTGAATAGGGACCAGTCGTTCATCACCGGGAACAGCTCTTTGATCGTTTCAAAGGCCTCCCTGATGTTGTGGCTGATTTCTGGTTTCTGGGAAACCTTCAATAGCCCTTGTTCGATCTGTTCCAAATTCTTCTGCAGGTTGTGCTTGTTGAGCATCACTCTGCCCATAATGTAGTCGTCGGATACATGAGGATACTTGGCTTGGAGCATCTTCCCGTCCGTCATGAACTGGAAGTCATTGTAGACCTTCTCCAGATCTGCGATAGCACCTGTGTCCCAGTTGTGTTCAAGTATCCAATGCCCGTAATGCTTCTTTAGTTCTGTGTCCATTTCGATGGATAGTCGTAGCATGTTGGGGTCAATTGGCGGATACTCTAAACGATCATACTCGGCACTGAGGGCTATACGCTTCCAGATGTTGAAGCCAACGGCTCCTAAACCAAGGATTGGGGCGGCAATGGCTGCCGGAGGGATGAGAGTTAGTACTCCACGCAGGACGGAGACACCTCTCAAGTAGTTCTCATCGCTGAGAAGCCGCGGTCGAATGACAATGTACTTGTCTTCGACCCGGAGATCTTCCCTTTTGGCAGCCTTGAGAATAGCTAAAGCGGCCGAAACCCAATCAATCAAAAGCAACCTCCTCCAAAGCTCTTTGAAAAAGGCTTTAGTTCGAATCCACATCTGCATTGGTTAGAACAACCGCTGCGTTTACGCCCGCGGCCTCTGCTTCTTTTCCGCTAATCTGGAGCTTCTTGTTAGCAAAGTCCCGAGCAGCTTGAAGGGCAGCTTGACGAGACGCCTCCATCTTGTCAAGGGTCAACTTGCCAATCTGAATGTTGTACTTGGCCGCGGCAACCTCGACCGCCTCATTGAGAAGGGAGTGAGAGACATTAGCCGCAGAAAGGTGAGCATTGTCGATGATGGCATCCACAATAGCCTTCTTCTTCTGATCTCCGTTGAGATCCGTTCGGAATGCCACGTCGATAACCATAGGAAGAACGGCGGTAACCATATCTTCCATCATCTCGTCGTGCTTTTCCCAAAGGGCCTCTGCCCACTCCCAGGCCTTCTTGAAGAAATTCTTGATTTTACCGAACATGGTTAGGCCTCCTGTATTGAGATTTCTCCATCAAAGTAGATATGTGCGGCAGTGATTCTCCGAATAACCAAACCCTCGGAGCTGTCGATGTCTACCTTGGAAACAAATTGCTTTCCATCAGGGAGAGAGAATAGTTTCACTCTGTCCCCGACGGCTATCTCTTCTGGAAGTACCAACTCCTTACGAAGGAGTGCTGGTGTCCCTTCCACGCGCATGCTGTACGTTCCCAGCTGCTGGGCTAAGTACCGCACCTCGTCTCTTTTGGGCATCCTTGAACTCCTCTATCTTGCGTTTCTGAACGAACTTCTCAAACTGCTTGCTGCGGGTTTCAATGAAATCCAGGACGTCCGTTAGCCGGGGGCCTGGTTTACCAGTGAAGCCAACATGTAGAGATCCATCGTTGGGCTGTTCTACCGCCCAAACACGATTGGTGAAATCAGTAATGACTACGGGCATAATTTTCTCCAAATGATAAGAGGGTACACTCCTAGCGAGGAGTCACCCTATTTAGACAAGGACAGCTCTGATGTCATGACGGCATTGTACCCGTACTGGATGAGTTGCTTTACCTCTTCCGGGGTAATGTCAAAGTTGAAACCACCAATGTCGAAGGTCGGAATGACAATGGTGCGGTTCCATTCAACCTCTGGTACGTGTTGATTATCTACCGCATCCAAGAAGTACTCGGCAATGATCTTGAGGTAATTCCAAATGAACAACTTGGAGGCCTTGACATCCTGGATAGCCTTTTTCAGGACGTGATCTGCTCTGGGCCGCAAACAGATTACTGGTCGCGGGTTATTAGGAAAGATATCGTTTATGCCGGTGACGAGGCCACCATCAGTGACGGGCTGCCCGTCCAAATCGCACCAAGGGAAAATGAAGGGGATAGTCGAGGACATTCTCACTGCCTTCCAAACGGGAAGGTCTGGGTGAGACTCTCGATCGATAAGGATGCGTTTGCGGCCGATGATTGTAACGACTGAAATTCGGCAGTCGAGTTTCATGTCCCGCATTAGAGCATCGCCGAAAATTTGTTGATAGTAGGCGTCTAGTTCCTGCCCTGTATAAACACTAGGGTTGCTCAGGCTCAGGAGGTTTCGAAGTTTGAAGTCCCGGAAGCTTTGATAGGGAATTTCGAGTGAAAGTTCCCTCATCTCAGCAGTGGTCATGCCGAGTGCGTATGCTGCAGCGATTATGGCCCCTCCGGAACTGCCGGCAATTCTGTGAATCTTGTATCCTCGTTCTTCGAGGGCAGTTAACCCTCCAATAAAACAAGGAACGCGTACTCCGGAAGACGAAAGTACCAAATCGATCTCATTATTCTTTGGTTTGCTCCATCTTGACATTGGGTAGGCTCTCCAATTCCTTTTCCTGTTCGGGGGTGGTAATAGTCCAATGCTTAAGGGTGAGATCACGAGCCTGTAAAGCAGCATTCAAGAAGGTGACTAGCCTTTCCGTGAGACGTAATTCCGGGGGCACGGTTACGGTAGCGATACCATCTTGAGCTGCAACTTGAACTTCACAACCAACGTTAATAGGTAACTGAGCTTCCATGCTAATTCCTTCCTGTGGAACCGAAACCCCCCGCGCCGCGGAGGGTCTGATTCAGTTCGAGGGCCTCTTCGAAGCCCGCTTGAAATACGCGGCCAATAACCATCTGTGCGATTCTATCACCCTTGGTAATTGCAAAAGGCCGGGTTCCGTGGTTGATGAGGATGACTTTTACCTCACCTCGATAGTCGCTGTCGATGGTCCCTGGTGTATTGAGAACAGTGACCGAGTGCTTGGCCGCCAAGCCGCTTCGGGGACGAATCTGTATCTCGAATCCAGCAGGAATTTCTATAGCAAGTCCAGTACTTACCACCCGGGTTTGTCCCTCAGGAATCTCAACATCCTCTACGGAGCAGAGGTCTGCACCAGCTGATCCGGGGGTTTGATAAGTCGGAACAATTGCATCTTCGTGAAGACGCTTCAAAACGAACTTCATTACTTTACCTCAAAGTTGAACGGATTCTTCCGTTGCGGTTGGGTGCGAGGTAGGTCGGTAGGAACCACCGTCGGGGCTTCCTCCGTGAATTCTAGCTCCTCGACGCGAACCAAATGTCCACGTGCGAATACCATTCCAACCATTAGGCTCAAAGGATTGCGCCCGTTGTTGCGCACTGGAATCACTACTTCACCCACATGGGTATGATCTACAGCTGTAAGGGCCGGAAAGACCTCCCCTGCTTTATCTGCAAGCTTGGGGTGAGTACTGACATTGAGAACAAATCCTTCGGGAATTCTAAGTTCTATTCCAACATGAACTTTTTGGATTTCCGCAGGCTGGATAATCAAAGGCTTCACACACTGAAAAAATAGCGTGTTTCCGTCTACAGTAGCTCCATGGAGCCCATCTTTGTTCAAATTGGCAAAGCTCATTTTCATTAGAAAACCTCTGGAGAAAGGAGACTGGTAGTACCAGGCCCCTTTCCAAATACTGGTGAACTACTTCTTGCCAGAAATGGCAGAGCCGATGGAGTCAACTACTTCCTTAGTTCTGCTAAGGACGTCGCCAACCATTCCAAGAGCGGCGTGACCGAGAGGGCCACCAAGTACTGCACCGACTGCTAGGGGTAGTGCGTTAGAAAGGCCCCAGTGAATTGCACCGGAGACTAGTCCAAGCGCGCCTAGTACTAGATCTTCCATAGAATACACCTCCTGTAGGATTCAAATCCTCGGACGATGTAAGAAAGGATGCCCCCCTTTGGGGGGACACCCGCATCTTGGGGCGGGCCAAGGATTGCCCTTGGCCAGCCGTAATGAAGTTGACTGCGCTTATCGAGTCGTTACGCCAGCCAGAGTAGCGTTGCCCGCTGGGAGCTTGCCACTTCGACCGAGGCTAACATGCGGAAGCCCAGTGCTGGAAGAGCGATTACCCGTAGGTAGGCTGTATCCACCAGTCCAAGGCATGCCTGCCATATTCGCCTTGACGCCTGCTACCATGTCAGGGTTGCTCGTGGTCTCAGGACCAAAGCCATTGGCATTGGTATCGAACACGGAATCAAGCGCGTCAAGATTGACTACAGTTCCGTCGTGCTTTAGTACACCCATTGTGTATTTCCCTCCGTACAATGTATTTTTAGGTTCTTAGGCCATTGTATCCGCAGACGCGGTCGGGTAGGGCACTGAAGGCCCGGGGGAAGATTCCCCACATACCCTGGAGGGAGAACCTAATACTCGAATCACTCCTGGGTCACGAGCCACGTGAGTAGCTCGTCCACGTCTACGTTTGGCAAATTCTCCAAGTTATTGGTACTTCTGGCATCTTCTCTGGTACGAACCGCGGTATCTCCATACGGCTCAAGCACCACCGGCTTTTCCCCATCCCAATGGCGAACAACCAGGGTAGCATCAAACTCCACCAGAGCATTCAACCCGTCCTTGCCTACGCGTACCAAATACTCGTCTCCGAGATCGGCAAGGATCTCTAAATCCACGTAAGTTGTATTGCCCACTGTTTTAATCCTCCCACAGCAATCATAAGACATCTGGGCTTTTTTGTCAAATCCCTAGTCTTGTGTTTCTACTCCGTTTCGAACAACGTTATCTGCCTGAGGCTTCCCAGCGGGGGTGCGAATGAGGTCAAAGGAGACCTTCTCGCCAGTCTCCAGCTTCTTGAAGCCTTCCATCTTGATCTTGGTGTAGTGAACAAATACATCACCATCAACCTCAGGGGAAACGACGAAACCGTATCCCTTCTTAGCATCAAACCACTTTACTACTCCATTAACCATTGTATAACTCCTAGGAAATTCTGTGCTGTCGTCGCGGACACTTATCCGCACTTGAGAATTATACGACAGAAACTGCGTTTATGCAGTGAGAATTTCGGGCTTAGTTTCGGTAACTAAGACCATGTGTTCTATATGTGTTGCCCGGGTGCCATCCCGAGTTACGATCGTCCATTTGTCGGGGAGAATCCCCAGACTAACGTCGGTTTTCTTGAGCATGGGCTCTAAACAGAAAACCATTCCTGGCTGTAACTCCAATCCTTTGCCCTTGAATCCGCAGTTAGGAACCTGCGGATCCTCGTGCATTCGTTGCCCGATGGCATGACCGCAGAATTGCGTGATGTTGTAGTACGGGCTGCGACCAATAGAGCATTGGATCGCGTAACATACATCCCCCAGTTTGTTCCCCACAACACACGCGTCAATTCCTGCGCCGATAGCCTTCTCACTCCACGCAATGATGTCTCTGTCCTCGTCGGTGATCTGACCCACACCGAACAAGCGGGCCGCATCTGCAAACCACCCATCCAAACTCAAACCGCAATCAATGGTTATGAGATCTCCTTCTTCAATAATTTCCGTTTCCGTAGGAATGCCGTGAACCACGACACTATTGCGGGAAAAGCAGATCGAAGAAGGAAAGGGGTGGGTTGCTGGCCCATAATCCTTGAAAGCTGGAACTGCGCCGTGGTCGCGGATAAATTCCTCCGCAACCGCGTCTAGTTCCTTTCCTGACTTACCTGGCTTCGCGAGTCCCACCAGTATATCTAGGCATCGCGAAAGTAAAGCCGCAGAAATTCTCATCTTCTCTATTTGTTCGGGAGTCTTGACCACCGTATCCTGCCCATCAATCATACTAGTTTAATTCTCCGGGAAAGATAATTGTTACTTCAGTAAGTCCATCTCGCACGTTGATGAGCATGTCCACGGTGTCGTCGCCCTCGTCCATCAAACGAAGTGCTTCGATGAGTGCCTTGTAGCGCACATCAAGTCCACGGGTCCTCTCGTCAAACGGATTGACGGGCCTCGTGACCGGAGTTGCAGGAGTGGGCCGGGCTGCGACGGCCGCGGCGGACATGTGCTCATGCCAAGCGATAAACCACTGGGCTACTTCTGGTGCGTAGGTGGCACCTTGGCTGCGAAGATTCCTGGGCAGGGCCTTGATAAACTCTACCGCATTCTCGTGACCGCCGTGCTGAACTACCAAAGCGGCTGGCCGGCCTCCTGCATTGTAGAAGGTGAGAACTGCTTCCAGTTGTATCTTCTTATCCGTAATCTGATGATACTTCTTGTTGAAGAGCCACCAGAGGGTTGCACAGACCGCCTTGATGCCGTCGTCGGGATCAGACGCGTTCTGCTTGGTAAAGGAAACCAGATCAGCTGCCTTATCGGTCATAGCCGCAATGTTCTGAACTTGTTTAGCCCCAATATGGGAGAACTGCCCGTAACCGAAACAGCCAGTTGGGCTGGTAGCTTCCGCTACAAAGCGAGACTCTTGGGTGATCAGTCCCCGAATGAGGTTAGGATCCAGATCGAATAGATCTGCGTAGGTTTCAATGAACCCTCGAACTTCTTTTTCGCGTTCGAGTAGTTCCGTGGTGATTTTTACTGCCATTAGTCTCTCCTGGGGTTACTTTCGACGGAGTAGGATCCGGTTACTTTGACGAATTCGGCCTTCCTCTGTAGTTCCTTGATGTCTCGCGCACCGGCATAGGTCATGCCGCTGCGTAAACCACCCAGGAATTGATCAATGACAGCTTGGGCACTGTCTGTTACCGGGGCCCAGAAATCAGTACCTTCTGCTACGGTCTTTTCTTTGAGGCCGCCATAGTACTCGTTCTGGAAATCCTCACTGGCCTGTCCGCGGTATTTGGCTCGACCATTGAGCTTCTCTGCAGCGCTCTCGTCTGTTAGCGCAAACACCTTACCCATCATTACTGTAGAGGCACCAGCAGCCAGTGCTTTGACGATGTCTGCTGAAGTTCGTATCCCGCCGTCTGCAATGACAGGAACACGGAAATGTTGTGCTTCTTCTGCGCAATCCTTGATAGCTGTAAACTGCGGAACACCAAAGCCTGTGACAACTCGGGTAGTGCAAGCCGCACCAGGACCGATGCCAACCTTAACAGCATCTGCACCTGCATTAACAAGATCGTGATACGCCCTTGCTGTACAAACGTTTCCGGCGATAACTTCCACGTTCGGATAATGAGTTTTGACCCATCCGACCAAGTTGACCATCTTTTCGGAATGCCCATGGGCGACATCAAAGCAAATGCCAACAGCACCGAGATCAAGAATCCTAGCGACTTCATCTGTTTTACCAATCCCACAGGACAAGACCACCTTTCCTTGGAACTCCTCGACCCACTTCTTCTGGGTTTCCAGGTTAGTGAAGCGATGGAAAATGGGAATACCACCATTAGACACAATGACTTGAGCTAACTCGGGTCCGATTACCGTATCCATGTTAGCTGGAACCAAAGGCATACCAATCTTCAAGTTTCTGGTAAGCCAGGTGCTCAGATCGGGCTCTGTCCGGCTCTGAACATTGTTGTAACGAGGAACAAGGGCCACATCATCAAAAGTAAGAGCTTCGCGCATTAGTCTTCTACCAACCTTCCAAGTTTGTAAACACCCTTGACGTGGGTGCGGGTCGTTTCCCTAATCGAATCGACAGACAGGGACTCTACCGTCTTAGCGTGGTTGCTATACGGATCTTCAAATACATCTTCTTTCCAAGCATCCCACATCCAATCGGCGGAAGTGCTTAGATCTTCGGAATCACTGGTCACCACGTGCTCTTCCAAAAGCTTCATGTTACGAATACGTTCACCAGATAGTCCTTCTTCCGGGAACTTAGCAATGGCTTCCAAGAAAGCAGCTTCGGTCTTCTCCAATAGACTCTTATCGGTCGCAGTCTGGAGGTGCAGAAAGATACGTCCAGGAATGTCCCAGTACAAAGAGGCATCGGCACCATAAACCAACCCTCGCTTCTCTCGGAGTTCTTCAAAGAGGAATTGGGAAAGGCAATTGACTCCCACGCCTATGGCAGTACGAGTAGTATATTTGCGTGGAACATTTAGAGGCAGCAGGGCCTGTAGGTAGCACTGCTTGATGCCTGGATCGATAACATCTAGATCTTCGTGGTTGAACTCGAAATCAAATCTCTGCCTGCGAATAGGAGAAGAAGGCCGGAGTCGGTCGTATCTATTCACTTCTTGCAGAACTTCCTCTTCTGTGAGGTCCCCGGAGATAAAAAGCAACACACTGGAACCACGATAGTATCGGTCATAAAAGTTGGTGAGGTCAGAAACAGAGGCGTTCTTGATAGTCTCAATGTCTCCCATGATAGGGTGGTATCGGTCACCAATTCCATGCATGTAGAGTTCTTCTTCCAATACGGAGGTTTCATCGTCCAAGCTGTCCAGGATCTCCGAAATGATAGCCGGCTTCTCAATGTCTTCCCAGCGCTCCGTTGGAAATTTGCAATTGTAAAACATGTCGGCCAATACTTCGTAGCATTCTTTCCAATTTCGCCTCAGGGTTGTGGCGATGTAATAGGTGCGATCTTGTGCGGTTATGGCGTTATAGGAGGTTCCTAGCTTCTCCCAATCTCTGTTGATCTGTAGCCATGACCGCTTGTCAGTACCAGCGAACACCATGTGCTCTAAGGCGTGGCAGAACCCTCGTTCCGCGGGGGACTCGTCTACCGCGCCACACATTACCAAATAGCGCATGTCCACCAATCCGGTTTTCATTGGGCGGAACAAAATGGTAATGCCGCTCTCTCCTCGGAGCACTTTCATAGACACCTCCGCCGCTGACAAGATGTGTGTTCTTGTCAGATGTAATCATAAGACAATTGCTTAGTTTTCTCCAGTCACCCGGATGTCAATCCCACCGCCGCCCTTAGGAGAGGAGGGACGCTTCTTACGCTCAGCCATCTTGGCATATCGCTCGTCCTTGAGCTTCTGCTTATGCTCTTTGTCCGCTCGAAAGTCCTTGAGCTGTTGTTTTCGATCATCGGCAGTTTGCGTAATCTTGCGATTAGAAACGGTATCTTTTCCCGTAGGCTTGAATACTTTTACCATTTTAGCTTCTCCCGTATTTGTCTTCCAGGCGCTCAATATCGTCTTCGTCAAAGTGGCCAAAGGCGATTTCTAAGAAGCGCGCTGGCTTCTGGTATTCATTCCGAATAGAATGAATTTTGTGAGCGGCGATGTTAAAAGTATCACCCTTGTGAAATACCCGCCACTCTCCTTCCAAGTAGGTAATGAGTCCTTCATCAAGGGCGACCCAGAACTCGGATCGCCGCTGGTGTCTTTGAATAGAAAGCTGTTGCCCTGGATTGACCGTGATGATCTTAACGGTGGTCTTCTCGTTCCAGGTGAACTGCTCAAACTTACCCCAAGGTCGTGTGTCTTCTTTATGGTACATTACTGCCCCTGTAGTCCTAGGATAACGAGGGATACTCCAGCAAACGGCCCGCCCACATCTGCCCGACTCATAGTACCAGTGCCGGGGGTAGGGGCCTGCTTGAGGGAAACCGAATACTTGGGCCCCGTAAAGAAGACATTGCCGACGTCTGTTTGACTGGCCCCCAAAGTATGCGTTTGGTGATTACTGGCTTCCGACATGCACACGTCAACCAAAACTGAATTGGTTCCGGTTGTGGTGTGCGCGCTGGAAAGAAAGAAGTTTGGCAAATCGGTATGCTGTGCAATTCCGCCGGCGGCACCATCGTAGTTTCCACTGGTTCCGCTAATGATTGCAGACATCCCGCACATGCGATTGACTATTTCACTGAATTCCACGTAGATAGTACCGGTAACTGTCCCAGCAATTGGGATTGGCGCATGTCGCGTCATCATCCACACACAGGGAAAGCTGTGTCCGCCGGGGCCGGTAAAACTGGTGGCCGTAGTCAAAGGTACTGCCGCAAATGGAGACTTGGCTGAGCCCGATATGGTGGCAACGATAGGAATCGCTTTCTGCGAATCAACACCAGCTACGACGACTACCAATGTCTGTTTGGCGGTAAGCGGACCAGTAGTGATCATCTCCCAGGAAAGAGACTTACCATTCACACCTTGGATCCCTGTGGCTACAGTAGTTAGACTGCCTACCATTATGGGACCTCCGCAGAAATGTTGGCCGTGGTCAGATTATGCTGCTTGGTCAAATCAATGGGAGTAGTGCCGCTAACCGCAAAGTCCTTGCCAATGTTGGTGTCGTCCAAACCAGGCTTCCAGTAATGCTTCAAGCTGCTTGTGGAAACATAACTACCGGACGCGGAGGTTAGATCTATGTCGAAACCACCGCTGTAAACAACCACCAATTCGGCGGGGGAAAGAATGGAGTTCCACATGGCAAAGTGCCCAAGGATTCCACTGAAGGTGGCAGTAACTCCGGCCACAGCAGAGCCCATGAAGATCTGACGCGACTCATCTGTCATAGTTCCAGTAACGCTGGTAAGTACCACACCAGTAGTGGTTAGCGCGCCATCTTTGTAGGCGGTAAGCGCAGTGCCATTCCATTGGATGAACGCATGCGTCCACACATCGGTCTTGAAGAAATCTCCCCAACCAAAATGTTTGAGAGTGGTTCCCGAGGCATCCTTGATCATTACGCGAAGTGATGCCGGTCTCTTTCCGAGTTCTTGAGATTCTCTGGCGATCGGTGTAACGAATACATCGATCTCATTGGTGCGCCGGTGGCTGGCTGTAGAAAAGACTGCGGTATGTTCAGGATTGGTTAGAGGCTTGGCCCACAAACCTAGAGTCCAAGTGTTAGCAACTCCTAATGTCGATGGCTCGTACGTTCCCAGGTACTGGTTCTTACCATCCAACTCGATGGAGGCGGTGGTGCCCGAAACAGCGAGGTTGTAGATCCCATCGTTGTAGATGCCTTCGTTGTAAACACTCAGGGTAACCATTAGACGTCTCGATCAATCAGTGCTGTCCATCCTAAATCGCCGCCAACCGCCATGAACTCCATTCCGAGGGGATCTCCGGCCGGGGTAATTTGGTAGTAGAGAAGATCATAGGAAGCGACATCTGTACCTTCTCGCAACTCTCCTGCTTGGGCATCGACTACAACACTGGTTAGGTTGGGGTACCTATCACTCAAAGGACCATTGTAAGGTAGCTGTATTCGGAATGTTTGCCCCAAAACCGAACTGATAGGAGGTAAGATCAATTCTGCGTAGGTGGCTGATCCTGTTACTACCACCAGATAATCACTTGCGACCATACTGTGCGTGCCTGATCCAACCGCATTGATAGTTCTGAAGGCCTGGCGTCCGCTACCACTGATTGTCAGAATGTCATTGATCGTAGCTACTCGAATACCCGAAATCGTAACCCCATTAGGATTGATGTTTACTACACCTGACCCCACGGTAAGAGTATTAGTGATCGTACCTGAAGAAGCACTGACCAACGAAACGTCAATCGAAGTGGCCGTAATACCACTGGCTACAGTAAGGTTGCCAGTAATTGTCCTAGTACCATCTACCAGTACGTACTGAGGATGGTTGTCGTTGAGTAGTCCGGATAGGTTCCCGTGGGCTGTTCCTGTTACTACCGGGGTACCAGAGATGGTAGGATGTCCTACGAAGTTCCACGTTCCAGAAATCGTCTCGTTCTGAGCCAGATGGGCATACTGCGGATGATCGTCGTTTCCCAAGCCCGGAAGGGCCCCGTGCGTTCCACCGGTGCCGCTGATGACAATAGCGCTACCTTCGGTAATCAGGGTAATCGCGCCCTTACCGACCAGAAGCCTTCCACTGACGGTTACGGTGCCACCCCCACTGTCGGTATAAACAACGTTACCTAGACCAGTGATGTTGGCGGTTAGGGCCGCGCCGTCCAGAATATCAATCGTCTCGTTTAGCCTAAGCCCCCAATCGGTCTCTACGTTTACTACTGGCTTTTTGAGCGCGATTTTGGGAGTTAGAGTTGGCATTCTACTCCATAGATGCGGCTAACGTAAGTCCGTGTGCTACCGCATGGAGCGGGTCTGCGGCGTGGCGTACCTCACTAATCTCAACAGGCATCGCTACGGCCCCCAGAGCCTGCTTGAATTTGTCTAGGAATCCACGCGGGAGGGAAGTACCCCCGCCAACTACCAAAGGAATCGGAGCCTTGAACTTGGGCAGCGCAGGAGAACGAGCAAGATCGTGGGCAATGTTCTCTAGCGTGTACACCAAGAGGTTTCCGTAGTAAACAGCAATGGCCTGATGAATCTGATTACTCGGGTCCGGCGACATTAGGTCCAACTCGGAACCTTCCTTCTCTTGCTGGACTAAGGCTCGCGTCATGTCCGTAGCGATAGCGGCCTGTTCATCGATCCAATCGCCGGAGCGGCTGGTACTGAAAGCTACCACCGGATCACCAGAGGACATGACTACTACGTTCATCATGCCTGCGCCACAGGAAATGGCAATACCCGTAAGCCCCTCATTGAGAAGCTCGGAATAAGCCAGGGCCTCGGCTTCGTTCATAGGCACGGCCTCGTATCCCTTACTAGCGATGAAGGAGCGCAGCATGTCCTGATGAAAGACCTGATCGAACTGGGCATCAATGGGCTTCGCCGGTACGGAGAATACCAAACGCTCCCCCGGTACTCGTGGCGGACCTACTACAAGGTCGATCAAAGACTTGAGGATCGGGAACGCCGCCTTTTCCTTGGGAGAAAGGACCCCGCGGTTCATGGGGCGTCGAGTTTCCTGATGGCGCTCATTGGCCATAATGAATGCATCTTCACCGAGAACGTAAAACCCATCCTCTTGGGCAATGTAGGGCACCTGTCGATCATTCAGCCCCTTCTGAATCATTTTCTGATTGATAGGGCTCTTGAAAGGAATGTGGAGAAAGCAGTCGCGTACCTTTCGGTAGTCAACGGTTCCGCCTTGGTTGAATCGTCCAGAAACCAAAAAGGAGGTTCCTACGTCCAAGCCTACTCCCTTCGGTACGTTTTCTTCATTCATGGTAAACTCCTTCTTGAACTGGGTGTTCAATGACTCCCGTTGTTGCATATCAGGAGGCAGTAAGACCTTGGGCCCCTCTACTACTTCTTCCACCGGCTCAGGTTCCGGAGCAGGCGGTGGCGGGGCAACTTTTCGTGGCTGTCGCTTTTCTGGTGCTGCACGTAGCCTTTGCGGCCCGTCCAGCCTGGAGGCATCGATTACTCGAATGCCATCTTCGGTAGTTACAATTCCATCTTTGGTCAACTCGTGAAGTTTTTCCTGGTCAACCATTAGTACACCTCCGGTCCGGGATCTGCCAATAAGGTAGTACCGGCCGTTGTTGCGGCATCTCTGCCATTCCCAGAAGCATCCTGGATGGTCCCGTTGTCCCCCGCAGTGTCCCCAGGAACATCGCCCATACGATACCAAACCGCAAGGTTTGATGAGAAGATACCACTTGCCGCAATATCTATATTCCCATGTCCACTGGCGGCTAGTTGAGATGCCCCCACGCTTCCTATGTCAGTGCTGAAGATACAGAAATCATCTAATTGGCCGGCAAAGAACTCTTGATTACCAAAGAGCACTGACGGCTCACATCCCAATGTAACATCTTGTGTTTCAGGCGTGTTTATGTTCTCTGAGCCCGAAACTTTTCCCGACGGACCATTACTCAATGCCCCATCAATGTAGCATTGCGAGGATCCGTAGGTTTTTTTCCCACCTGGCCATGTGAAACAAACGTGATGCCATTTACCATCCCCCACATCATCGTCAGATTCTCGGAAGGAGCCTAAACCAAACAATGCGGCGTGTGTTTCGTCTTTACCTCCAGAAACAAGTCCGACCTTTGTAGTTGTTCCTGTTCGCAAAGAACCTGTATCTAGTTCGTTTCCCCAGTAACAGATGGTGCCTTCATTGGCCACTCCAGATGCGGGGGTCTTCATCCAAAAGGCAATACTGCGTGGAATACGACCCGTAACGCCCTTGTAATCAGTTACGGTCATTTGGCCAGAAATGCCATCAAACCGGATAGAGCTGATATTGCTGGGCATTACTTGCCGCCCTTAAGCTTCCTCAACTGCTCTAGCTTGTCGGTAGACGCTTCTCCACCCGCAACATCCTTGCTGACACCTTCACTATGGGAGATGTCCACCTTGGTATCATCCTGGACGAGATCGGCCAGTGATACATGCTTCATCTGGGGGCGGGAGGGGTCGTTGATCGCGTCGCCTGAAGACACCGCGTTGATCGTTACGTTAGACATACCCTCAGTGATAGCCTGCTTGACGGCCTCTACTAGCTGGGTAGGGTCAATCGTAGGCGCGGGAGCTGCGGACTTCTCGCCTATGAGGGTATTGATCTCTAAGGCTAACTTGAGAGACTCCAGTTGCCTTTCGTCGGCCTCATGAAGTCTACCTTCCTGGACCATACGTAAAAGCTCTTTCATGTCCGCTTGTCTAGCCTTCTGCTCCTGCTTCTTCTGAGTCTTACCGATTTGGTCTGCTACTCCTGGCACTTGTTTAGTCCTTCCCTTCCAAAATGTCACGCAGTTTATCAGAGACTGTAGAATCTTCCTTAGCTTGCCCATCCGCTTCTCCCGAGCCTTCGTCGTCGGCTTCCTCTTCTTCATTGGAGTGGCCGTTTCGGAGCTTCACGATCTCGTCTTCAAGGGCGACCACCTGTTGGGTGCGCTTCTTGTTTCCGTGCCCGAGGTCGTAAATCTTGCTGGCGGCTAGCCAGGTGGCAAAACCTACAATCAACTGGTCAATGCCCCACCTAAAGGTCTCTAGGCTGTTCATCTGTTGCCAAAGGAAGAAGCCCTCCTGCGACATGTTGTAGAACGTCCACCCAAAGCACAAAACAAAAGCAATGGCTAGCGCAAGTAGGTCTGAGCCATACTTGAAATCGCCAACCCGACTTTTGACCATTTGGGTAAGAAAGATTACTACGGGTACCGCGCCCGCGTTACCCAGAACTTCTAACGTGTGTTCAACTGACTGTACGTCCGTAGGATCCACGGCGGTACCTCCTTTAGTAGAGACCGCCGAGTACCTCATCTCGAATCTGCTTGGCATGCATCTGATCACGAATGATGTGACTGTGATCCTTTACATACTCCAAGAAGCTTTCGAAATCCTTGAAGATGGCAGTAGTCTCTCCGATTAGCCATGTGGGAACCTTCTCCATGGGGAACTCGGTGACCAGATAGACTGGCCGTCCCTCACGGAAAGCTTCCCAGGCCTCAGACAAAGTCCCAGCACCCTTTTGAACAGACTCGTCGTAAAAGACTACGATAGCGTCTGCCAACTGGATGGCGAACATGTCCTTACGAAATAGAGTCTTTCTAACAAGCTTTCGTACTTCGTTCAGCTTCCCTTCTGCCTTCAATTCAGACAGACGAGCTTGAATAGGCTGGCGGGTCGTGTCACCTTCTGCTTCTTCCTCTTCCGCCATTTCCAACTTTACTGGATTGATGGCATCGTGGTGAAGTTTCTGAAGCTCTTCGGTAAGCCAATCTCGCCAAACAGTTCCTAAATTCTTCTTGTATTCCATTCCACCGCTTAAGTAAAACTTCATTCTAAAAACTCCTTAATGGCTCTGTAAGCCTCTCGCCAATTATTCACCCGGGCTTGCTTTCCTCTCTGCCCCTCCAAATGGTGAGGGTCGCTGGGGAGATTTGCATTCCAGGGTTGATTTCTGATTACGGCAGCTACACCCGCTTCTTGCAATCGGAGCAGTTGTCCAATTTCATCCTCGTGCATGACTTGAATGTGCGCCTTCTTACAGAAATCAGCTTTGTCTTCCACATGAAAGACATCATCATACTGGAAACCATTGCTATCTAACCAGAATAATGTGTCCTCGCGGATCGTACGCGATCCGGTTCTGGCAGTTACGAAGTAAATCTTTACTCCATCCTGCGCCAATAGAACTGTCAGCAGCTCTATATCTTCTTCCAACTTTGGAAGCTTGCGGAATAAGTGCAGTTCCTCATACAGGAACTCACGCATTCCCTTGGGCCTAGTTTCTTTCGTCAAACCGAATACTTCTTCGATTGTGTACGCGACTTTGGTCAAGTCTGGCACCAAACCGTAGTGTTGCTCAAGGAGCGGAATGGCTCCGGTTAGATAGTCCGCTACGGTGCTATCTAGATCGATCCCGATTCTTTTGATAGGGTGTATCCTCGTCCGCATCCCGAATCCCTTTCAGTTTGTCCGTAATCCAGTTATTGATGGCTGGTAGCTGGTCGTCGCTGTGGTCAGTCAAGATCCGGTAAGTCTGATAGTCTTTCTCATAGTGTACCAATACCAAGTCGTGTTGCCAGAGAAAACCAAATCTCCGCTCATCCATCCACCGGAAGGTGATTTCTGCTATCTGTTCATCCATGCCATCGCCAGTTTACGCTTTAGCTCCAAGGTGTTCCCCGGATCAAAGGCGTCCTTTATGTTGGGAGGAAGTTGATTGTGCCGCTTGAGATAGCGCAACACAGCGTAATCCAAAGCCGCTTCTACTTCCCGGGCCTCGAAAGAGATTCCTTCCCTGTTACCAACTTGGCGCAACTTCAGATCGCGATACTCTTGTTCCGCTGAAGATAGCATAGAAGGAAAGGTGGGAAGAGATTGGAGTTTGGAACCCCGGCTCTTCAAATAATGCCTGGCCTTAGTGATGTCGTTCATTATGTACTCCAAAAGATCGTTTGCCTAGATCACTTAGTACCAGTTTGTCTCCCGCCCACAGGAGGAAGCCCTTTTGGTAACAGCTTTCTAAGGTTCGAAAATCGACGGTATCCCAGGTTCCGTCAGCAAAGACGGTCTTGGTATCCTGCAGCGCCCTCTCTTCCACAAAAATCACTACTTCGCGCTCTGTCATAATATCCTCAGTCTAAATCATAAGCTACAAACACAACTTTATCAAGGTCATTTGGAGCAGCATTCGCTCGTCGTATTGCCAAGTGCGCAACAGACTATCCAGGTTTCCCAAGATTCGAAGGGCCTCGTCCAGTTGGTTCTTATCCCAATATCGGAAAGCCACCATGGCTTTCTTGATTCGGAAAGAATGCTGCTTCAGTTCCCGAGCAATATCTTCTGAAGAGAGACGTCTGTGCTCGTGGATTTGGCGCAAAAGGAGAAAGTGTCCAAAGATCAAAGAGAACATAGCCAGGGGGTTGTAGTCCGTTTCAAAAAGCCTATCGCTGTGGCGCATCACCATTGTAGAGTTCTTGGTGTTAAGTGCGTCGATCAAATCGAAGGGCTTTTGTTCGGGCTTGGCAAACTCCTTGACCACGAACTTGTCTTTGGCTATTTTCCCCAGCCGAGTAGTTTTATTCCAACCACCAGCAATAAGGACCAGGGCACAACCAGCCATAGGAGCAGTAAGAAGTTCCTCAGCGAGAGCTTCCACTTGGGCTTGTTTCGCATCCGCGTTACGAATGACGATAACTTTGCCTTGACTGAACAGATCATGAGTTTGGTACTCCGTTACCAGCCCACCAACGTTTAGGTCGTCTATCGTGGCATCATAACGCAACCACGTGGCCCTAGGATAGCGCTTCTCAATATCAGGAAGCCACTTCCTCTCAATCATGTTGGCGTCGTCGCCGTAGGTGTAGTAGAATCCTTCTACAGGCAAAGCTTCATTACTCCCATCTCAAGCACGATCTTGCTATTCGGGGTAGCGGTAAAGTTCCGCTCCACTTCTAGACAAGAATCGAACAGCCGCTGCAGGTGCGAAAGGTCAAAGCTGAGTTGTGCGTCCCCAAAGAAGTCTCGAACGGGGGTCTTCATGCCGAAGGCTTCCATCGAGCACCAATAGAACCACTTCTCCAACGTCTGCACAATCACCCTAGCTTCTTCGGCTTTGCGTAGCTCGGAAACCAAGGAGAGGGCGGTAGTAATGTCTTGGCTGTAGATAGCACCCACCAACTCGAAGTAAGTCTTGGAGTTGTCTGCTTCTACCTCTCCGGAAAGGGCCTTCTGGAGAATAGACAGTCCGTCTCGTACACTGCCGTTGGCCTTCAATGCTGCCGCAGATACGTCAACCTTGATACCCTCAAGTCCCATAATGTGATCATAGTAAGCTTCCAGTGTCTTGCGTTCCACTTCGTGAAACTCGTAGAGCTGGCAGCGGGACTTCACAGTGTCCAGTAGCTTATGGGGCTCTGTAGTGCAGAGAATGAACGTAACACCCTTAGGCGGTTCCTCTAGCGTCTTCAGGAGCGCGTTGAACGCGTTCTTGGAAAGCATGTGAACCTCGTCGATGATCACGACGCGGTGTCCCTGAGTAGCATAACGAATACTCTCAATCAGCTCTCGGACATTATCCACACCTGTGTTGGAGGCTGCGTCGATTTCGGTAAGAACCAAATGCTGTCGGTTTTCCCAATTCTCGAATACATCCGGAAAGCGACTGTTTAGTTCTCGGGCCACAATACGAGCCGTGGTGGTTTTCCCAGTGCCCCGTGTGCCACAGAACAGCAGTGCGTGACCTAAAGTTTCCTTCTCTAATGCGGACTGCAATTGCTTCACAGTCTGATTCTGACCAATTACTTCTGCAAAGGTCTTCGGTCGATACTTAAGAGCTAAAACCTCACTCATGGAAAACTCCTTACTCAGGTGTTACAGGGTCCAACCCAAAGTACGCCCGTACTTTGTTATTGTCGTTAAGATCGTAGGGATCAACCTTCCACTTCTTCTTCATACGGTGGTAGCCCAGGTGGCATCCACAGTCCGTGCAAAAGAACCAGCGGGTGTCGGGATTGTTCCTTCTGTAGGAATAGTCCTTCTCCGCGTCCTCTAGAACAGTAGTACAAATGGGGCAAAGCGCAGCGTTCGGCTTACCCTCCACATTCAACGTATTGTCTTCTGGAATTTCCAGCTTCTCGTCAACCATTGTTGTCCTCCTAATACCCGTGCCCGCAGGCGAACGGGTAGCTTGCTTGTGGTGCGTTGTCTTGTCGTATTGCACCGATTAGAGAAGTAGACTTGATTTGCAATCTACTCAGACTATGATGTTTACTACCCTCGTCGTCCATTTTTGATTAGCTTCCTCAGCCTATAGATCTTGAAAGGCCATCCGTCGTTGATAATCTTCAGTGCCTGTTCACGAAGGTCCAAGTCTGGTCTTCGGGGCTCACCAAGCCTTATCAGGAGAACCCTGAGTTGATGCTTCATGAACCAGCGCTGAGAATCGGTAGGCTTTTTAGAACCCGATGTTCTCTGGATGTTTGAAATCAACCTATCAAGCTTGCTCTTCTCCTCCGGTGAAAGTTTGGGAATTCCGAGCATTCCATTCCTCCATTACTTTCACAGAAGCACTCATACCGAGCCGATCGGCACCGCACGCAATGAACTTGAGTGCGGTGTCTAGGTCTCGAATACCGCCCGCTGCTTTAATCTGCATGGGCTTTCCTTCACGTTGCGCCCCGGCGAACGTGGCCGAGGTCAGGAAAAGTACTCGACTGGCGGTCTTCTCCTCGAACAAACTTCGTCGTGCATTCCAGTCCAGAACGTCCCGAAGGTTTGCCCCGTCGGGGCCGTAACCTGTACTGGTCTTAATGAAGTCGACCAGCGTTCTTTCTGCCAGAGCCCGGAACATGAAAGACTTTTCGTCCTCGGTAAGGTAGGCAGTCTCAATAATACACTTGGAAATCACCCCCGCCTTATGGCAAATGTGTCCGATGTGTTCTATCTCGCTACCTACGTTATCGTACATTCCAGATTTCAATAGACCAACATTGATTACAAAGTCGATCTCATGGGCACCCTGCTCAATGAGGTACTCGGTTTCCTGAACCTTCAATGGGAAAGGAATGTTGCCGTGGGGAAAACCAACCACCGTGCAAATCTTGATATCCGGGTGTTCCTTCAATGCATTGACGGCAGGACCAGCCATGAAGGGAGAGACACAGACGGATGCAAAGTTGTACTTGACTGCTTCGTCCACCAGCTTCTGGAAATCTTGTAGGGTGGCGTCTGGCTTTAGTAAGGTGTGATCAATGTAACGATTAAGCGGTTGTTTGAGGTTCAAGACTCTTTCTCCTCTCTAGTTCAGCAGTCGCAGCCTTGGTGAAGATTTCGGTCCCTTTGTGGAGATCCGCGTCCGTCCAAAACTTGAGTGCAAATACCTGGCTTCCAAACAGCACCGCAATTCCAAGGTCTGGGTGCTCTAGGAAATCAAACGCGAGAACATGTCCGTTCTCTTCTTCTACCGTGAATCCAAACTCCCGGGTGAGGGTGTATCCTTTTTCCGTCTTGACAGCAACAGCCATTACACCCTTGGTTCCGGCCGTTAGATTATCGGGCAATCTATCAACGTACTCTGTAGTCATTGCTTGGTCCTTATGTAAAAGTAGCCCAGGGGTTCCACCTCGGCTTTAATTGATCTGTTTGGCAACAGTGTTAGATTTCGATCTCGTCGCCTTGCGGCAATTGTCTTTGTTCCTGAGTAGAATTTTGTAATGCATCCTTCAATGCCTTTTTTAGTAAGCCCTGATCAATACTTTCGACGGAGCCCATTGTGATTCTCGCGCCGTCGCCGTCCATCCACTGAGACTTCTCAGCTACTACGTAGCCTTGGACCATGCAAAGGGAAAGTTGTGCCATAGCATTCTCACCCTGAGCACCATACATCCAGGCCTCGCCTGGCACGGGGATCGGGTCGCGCCCCTCAATGAATAACGGAACTGCACAGCCGTCTGCTTGGCGATCGGCTGGTTGGCCATTTTTGTCGATTACTTCTTCTGCGGTAAGTCCCAAATTAGACCCACTGCGGGTAAATCGGGTATCTCCTGCTAAAGAACCTGCACTCGCGGGAGGGCAGCCAATCAACATCAGCACTGTTGCCATTAGTGCTATTACATGAGATTTCATTAGATCACGTCGTATCCTAGTTCCTTGATGTATTCTACGATCTCTTTTTCAAAAGATCTGTGCGCTCTCCCATGGTCCCACTCCCGAAGGTGTGCGAGTTCATGGGCAAGAGTGCGCAAGATGGTTGAGGTTGCTAAAGGCACCCTCGGCTTGTTTAGCTGGTGAACTCGGATATGGAGGCTCTTCTCGTTACAGTTTCTATTGTTGATATGCTCGGCTCTTACACACTTCTCGCAAGCCTGGCACTCGCCATAATGCTTTGCCAGCTTACGGGTCTCCGGTAGGATCTTGGCATACCGAAGTCCATAGTACTTACACACCTTGTGGGAAATCTCGTGTACGTCTTTCCAGAGTACGACAGAGTTCTTTGTCATCATACCCTTAGTCCCCCTTGACGATACTATCTTTGTAGATAACCTCCACCGGCTCGATGGCACGGTCTGTCATCAAAATTCCGTTGAGATGGTCAACCTCATGCTGCATGACGGTTGAGAGTAGGCTTCTGTCATCTTTGATAGTGTACGTGTTGTTGTCCAAGCCCAGAAAACGTACAACGACGTTTCTAAAGCGCGGAACGCGTAAACCCAAATCAGGTAAACTCAAACAACCTTCGGGCGAGTCATACAGTTCTTCCCCACATTCAATGAACTCGGGGTTGAACATTACTATCGGCATCTTTTGACCATTCATCCACGCGGGGTCCAGGGCACAAAGTCTAATCCGCAGACCCACTTGATTGGCAGCAAGTCCAATTGCGTTATGCTTGTACATCGTGGACACTAAATCCAAGGCCACGTCGCGCAACTGAGGGGTGACTCGGGACACAGGTTCACAAACGTACCGAAGTCTCTTCTCAAAATCATCGCGCTTGAAATCGCGGTTAGTTACCAATCTCATGCAACTTCTCCGCCAATTTGATCTCGCGTCCAAAGAAGAAGTTGATCTCCCGCTTGGCATCGTGATCTGTTGCGGATCCGTGAACCGCATTATTGGTAATGTTCTGCTGATCCCCAAATTCCCTACGGAGAGTTCCCTCTTCCGCTTCTGCGGGATTGGTGGCACCGATAAATCCTCGCCACTCACCTACGGCGTTGGGCTTGGCTAGAACTAGGGCCCATACGGGCCCGCCGCACATGGTACGACATAGGTTATCATAGAAGGGCTTGTCCTTGTGTTCCTTGTAGAACTCGCGCGCCCCGTCCAGATGTAGTTGAATGGTCTTGGCCAATACGATACCGAAACCACCTTCTTCAATTCTGTCGATAATCTTGCCCACCTTGCGGGATAGTACCGCGTGTGGTTTGATAATAGCAAAAGTCAATTGTCCGGCCATTACTTACTCCAAATCTTGATGTATAATCGAAACCCACCAGATGCATCGTAACTTAGCGCCTCTACCTTAGTGCCGGGGTAATGTGTTTCTACCAACGCTTTAACGGTGCGGTGGGTGGAGGCATTAGGTTGCATTGCCAATAGTACCAACAACTCGTTGGTAGAGATCTTTAGGTGGAACACCTTGCCGCGACGTTCGCCCCTCTCTACTGCTAACTTGTCAATGAGAGATCTGAGTGGGATCGCCATGCAACCTAGAACTCTCCAATGCCCAGCAGGGGTGGTTTCGGAGCAGGCTTTGGCTCTTCCAAAAGAGAATTCAGTTCATCTACCATCTGCTTGACCTGAGCAAGAGATGGTTTCACTACCGTCGTCACCTTGGCGATGTAGGGAAAGAGTTCCCGTAGTCGTTGGGAAGTGCCTAGGTGGATATCGAGATCATCGTTCTCGAATTCGATGAAGACCTCATTATCACTGGAGATGCCCACAAACCGACAGCCCATAAAGTGCGCGCGGATGTATTCCCCAATCTCCCTAAAGTTCTCCATCGTCATCGTCCTCTTCCTGACAGATGTCGCAATACTTGTTGGTTCCAGTTTCGTGGAGGCCCCCGCCTGCGCACGCACCTTCTTTTTCAACGGCCTCGATGAACGCATCAAGGATTCTATCCCAAGCCCCTGGGTCGCGATTGTCGTGTAGATCAATCACGAAATTGAAGCAAATCAGATTATCACTTCCCTCATGAAGATTGTCATCATCTTTGTTATCGGTCAAGTTTATCCAACTCCCGCAATCGGTTCACGAAGGTGAACATTTGTACTTCGATCCACTTCAGCCCGTAATAATCCTGCTCTGTGTAGCAGCGAATGGCCTCCAAGAGCATCAATTTGTGTGCATAGTCTTGCAGTGGAGGTAGGCTAACGTGGCTGGTCATTCTTGTACACTTCCTCCACCTTGTGGATCATGTCGACCAACCAAGGAGCATCTACTAGCCCCGCACCACGATCAGCCAGCGGCAAGGTGTGTTCATCTAGAACCTTACGCATGTAATCCAGGATCGGAGTTTCCATAGGCTATGTTCCTCGCATCTTGGATAGCTCGGAAGAAACTTGCACGTACTTCCGGCTGATGATTTCGCAAAACATAGGCCGGGTGTAAAACCGGCATCACACAAGTACCGCTGGGGAGGAAATCCAATTTACCATTCTCTTTGGTAATTTTCACCGGCCGCTGTAGAAGAAACTCCGATGCTACTTTACCTAGAAGAACGATCATCCCAGGTTTGATTACTTCAATCTGTTTGAACAGGTATGGTGAGCAACTTGTCATTTCTTCTTGGGACGGATTTCGATTGCCTGGAGGACGACATTTTACCACGTTGGTGATAAACACCGCCTCGCGCTCAATGTCTGCCAACCGCAGGGCTTCATTGAGTAACGCCCCGGCTTTCCCTACGAAGGGACGCCCCTCCGCGTCCTCTGTTTCTCCCGGACCTTCTCCAACGAACATCAAACGTGCTCGGGAATGTCCTTCTCCGGGAACGCTGTTGTTTCTCGTGGCACACAACCCGCACGCATTACAATCGTAAGTCAACGCTGCGATCTGGACCAGAGTGTTAAAGGTACTGACCATGTCCTTCTTTCGTAGTTGGCACTATGACATTCTCGGTACCTTCTACGGTGGGTAGCGGGTTGTAGCTCATTCCAGGCGGCGGCCCCATCCCACCAAACATCATTTGCATGGGATCAATTTCACCCCGAGCTACCTTCTCTTCAAATTCCTTGCGTAGCTTTTCCTGCTTCTTGTGAAAATAGTACCCTAGTCCGAGATGGAACACTTCTGTAACAGCGAATGCACTGACTAAGGCAGCAAAGACAGGAAGGTAAATTGACCAGAAGTTCATACGCTCTCCTATTGGGACAGGCCTAAGCTTTTGTTGTACGTTTCGTTGTCCACCCATCCGTCTTTGGTCAAAAATCCCCATTCACGACGTCGGCGTCCATGCAGGAAAAACGTCCAAGCGGGGCCCTTCTCCAGTTCCACCCAATGAAACTCGTTTGCGGTGCGGAACTTGGGATTGAGGGCTCCCCGCCAAATACTGGTCCCGTCAGGCAAATGCTCCCGGTACCCGGTGGTTAGCGGAATCGATAGGAAATTCCAGGGGTGATCATGGGGAACATCGTAATCCGAAATCCAGAACTTATGGATGTACGCACCAAACCACCGACATCGGAAAATGACGTAGCGGCTAAGGTAGAGTTCTCCTGGTTTTCGATAGATTTCCCTTTTGGTCAACCAGTTTCGTTCGTAGTGGTGATCGCTCATGGTCTCCATTTCCTGTGAGTTCTCGACTCTTCAATTATACCGCAGAAACCCTGGAAAGTCAACAAGCTTTAGGTCTGGCCTTTGTGAAAAAATTTCGCGCGTTTGGGTATAGCCAATTCCCCTATTGTAACTGCTTTTAGCCACGCCAGTTCTTGACATCAGCAGGATCGTGATGGTAGTACGCATTGGTACCTTCCTCACCCTTCCGTTTGGCCTGTTGCAATTCCACTCGATATCTCTCTTCCCTTTTGGCATTATCCTCCACAATATTGCCGGTTGCCATACGGGTCTCCAGCTCATGCAGTCTTTCGCCACATTCCATGACCATACAAACCAGCTCATACATCAGCTCTTTGGTACGCTCTCCTGGAACACACTTCTCTATCTCCTGCACCACATGCTGGAGATGCTTGGTTGTCTCTGGTAAATCCCAACTGGTACGTAGTTGCTGCTCTACCTGATTCTTGGTAGTCATATCGCCTCTACGGGATTATAGGAGGGAGAGTGGATTGGAAAGTCCTTCCTCTCTCCCTACTGGGTGGAACCCTATTCGTTTAGCGCGCGCTCAAAATTTGGCTTTTTTCGGGCCGCGCTCCAAACCCATACGCTCTTTCTCTTTCTGGACGCTGCAAGGCTCACAGGCGTACTTGGGCTTGTGTCCAGCTGTCAAGCGGTCATAGTCCCCATCGAGAGCCACTCGTCGAAGCTTGGACGCCGGCTGATCACAGAAGTCACAGACGAAGTCTTCCTTGCGCATCAGTCCCCATCCGCAATCTCGGGACGAGTGGTTACAAGTACCATCGTCCCCACAAAGTTCACACTGACGACGTCTCGTCCTTCTAAGACTGCAGTGAGTTTGGGGGTAGTAAGTTGGTCCCCAGGCGCGGGCTCTTTGGGAACATCAAAAGTATCTGCCAACTCCCCGTCCACAAAGATCTTGAGGGTACAACCCCCAAAATGCGAAAGGGTATCTAGGGAGAAATAGGTAATCATTCGGATAACTCCGTGGCCACGATTACGAATTGGGGGTAATCGTGGGGGATGGGGACAGTGTTGAGGATCTTCTTGTCCTTGAGGGCAGCCTGAATGAGTGGATTGGTCTTGATCTCTTGGTCCAGCAAATACCTAGTGCTGGGAGTGTCAATTTCCGCCGCCAAAAATCCATCAACGTAGATTTTGGTCCTTTTCATTCTCCAGTCTCTCCAGAATTTCGATGAGGGCCAAAGCCGAAATGAGTTCCGGCTGGATATAAGCCCTCTCACCCTCGATTCGATTGATGATTTTCTGCTTCTGCTCTAGGAGCAATTCACTGGGCATAGTTACCCTCGCGCCCGCTCTAGGGCCTCAGACACTGCATCATAAACTACATCGAATAGGACATCGACATGCTCTTCCATGCCCTCTGGAAGTTCGGCTAGTGCGCTTTGCACAATTTCGGAAATCTCCCAGGGGGCCAAACTTGCATTCTGTTCGGCTTCATGTGCCATAATGATCTTGTCCTCGGTTGGTATTTTGTCTACCAGCACTTCATAGCGGTCGCGGACCTTCTCTGCATGATCTAGCAATACCTTACTCATTGTCATCCTCTGGAGTAGGGGTTTCCCTCTCCTGTTCTTCTCTATCGGTGGCTTGAGTTTCTAGCTCCCGAACTTCCTCTTCAGTCAAAGAGGGTTTTGGTTTACCTAGCTTCTCTACGTACTCTTTGAGAATGTTGAAGAAGAAATCCTCGGTAGACATCAGTGCATCTTTACCACGAATTTGACTTCACTAACGGTGTCCAGAGCGGTAACTCCGCTACGGAACATACCCTTAGTGTGTGCTGCGGTGCTGGCGAACTTGTGACTTACTGACATGGCTGCGCTTTCTCCCGAATTCAGATAAAGATGGTCAATCAAAATCTGATCGGATCCCAGCGTATGATCGTCGGGAATACCCGCGTTGGCTACGACACAATCTACTAGTAGGTCTCCAGGAACTGCTGAGAGAGAGCCGCTTAAGGTTCCGGTAGATGTGATATTGTTTTCTACCCGGCTGCGGAAACTGCTCGGCGAATAACCTAGAGACGTAGTGTTCACGCCCGAAAAAACTACAGAGAGGGCGTGAGCATTGGACACGGGTTCATTCATTCTCACCGTGATGGTCCCGCTTGTATCGGGATAGGTTCCCTCAAAGTCAGGCTCGGTCAATGTGAAAATGTGGGCCGAAGGAAATGCACGGCCATTACCTGTTAACTCGTGTGCCAGAGTTAACATTTGATTGGTGGCTCCTGAAAAAGTCGCGCTAAGTGCCTGTGCTCTTCCTTCTCGACTAGTTTCAATCGAGCCTACGAAGATCACGAGGAAAGAACCACTTCCAGTAATGCCTTCCGTGTGGACCCAGGAAAATTCCTGGTCCGTGAAAAGAGGACCATTAGTAGCCGTACTCTGTATCGGCGCTCTATTGAATCCATTCTCCGCGGTCATGGCGAATCCACTACTATGTTGGTGCCGGTGACGGTGGCGTCAACTCCGATGTTTATTGATTTGTCCCCCGTTGGGGTGTAGTCTTTGCCTATATCGGCACTATCGGCACCTAACCGCCACCAGTGAACTAAAGTTCCACTGGAGGTATAGGTCCCAGAGTTGGTACTCAGGTCGTATGCGAACGTTCCAGAAGCAATCGCTCCTAGTTCAAGATCGCCCAGTACCGTGTTCCAAACTCCGACGGGACCAAGGAGTCCCGACCACGCCACTAGCCGCGGGTCTTCTAATGTGTAGGGTGAGCCCGTATAGGCCACCCCTAAGCGCAATGCGCGAGTCCGCCCGGACGTGGTCGGGTCTTCCATGATGAAAGACCCGGTTCCTGAAACCGTGTCGTATGTATCTGTCAACTTGATGCCATTATCCCAGGCAGTCAAGTTATTACCATCCCAAGCACAGGCAAAAAGTCGCCACTCCTGTCGCTTCTGGGCCATGTTGAATCTGGTAACTCGAATGCGACCCGAGTCTGCATTCCAGTTCTCTACTACAATGAATTCTTCGCTAACGCTGTCCTTGATCCGGTCTCCCCAAATCAGAACCTCGTTTCTGTGCAGCACTCCCTTGATGTGGAGGAGAGCTTTTCCGTCTGGCTTAAAAAGGGGCTGGCCGGAAGCCGTAAAAACACTAGGCGTCTCTTTCGGTTTGATCCAGATCGTAATAGTCCATAGGTTGGCTATCCCGATCGCCTGCTGAAACGCATTCTCCAGGTATTCGTTTTTCCCATCGAACTGGAGCGATACGTTCGTCAGAATTGGCACTCAGCTCCTCCTTGGAACCTTTCATTCTACCACACTCGTCGGAAAGCGAGTTGAATCCCAACGAACAGGCCCGCAGCCGAGGGCACAATTGCCAAATTTTCGGCGGGGGAACCATTAGGAAACAACAGCACTCCTATAGCGGTTCCAAAGAGCCAGCAGCCAATAGCTACAAGGCAGCCTAGTACCAATCGTAACAGAAACAGCAACATGCCCACGCTCCTACTGGACGTCAATGCCCAGAGCTTTGCAGAACTGGTTCAGGAAGTAGAGGAAGCCAAGCACTCCCCAACCTGGAATAGAGATCAGGAACAGGATGCCGAGTAAAGCCAAAAGTCCTTTCACGTCACGAGCAATTTCGTCTTTGATGGCTTTCCACATTGTTGTAGAATCCTCCCCTTGTTCTTTCCACGGGGTCTACCTAAAATTCGATGCTCTCCAAGTGCGTCGTAGACTTTATTGTCCCCTTCTGCGTCTTCCAGGGCCCGCTCAATTTCGCGCGGGACCATAAAACGCAAAAGAGACTCGACCTGGCGTTGACCAAGTGGAGCCTCTCTTCGAAGGTCGATAGGGATATTGATACTACCCTGCTGTTCAAGACGACGCATGGCTTGAGGTTCACCCTTACAGATGGCTTGGAACATGGTATCGCGGGCTAGCCTTTCGGCCAAAGCGGTGGTCGTCTCTTCCATGTCAATGTGAATCTCTTTGTTCATGATAATCCCCTACTTCATGTCTGTAACTATCTTGAATTGCGGCTTGTTCAAATCAATCGTCTCTCGCGCCTGTTGCTTGTGTACCACTTCGGTAACTTCTGCGGGGGAGTCCATGGCTGTCCGGACCCGCTCGTACTTCTCGCGGAAGGCATGCTCAATATGTTCATAGGCGCGGCGCAGATTCTCCCCACTGGAGGCAATCTGATCAATGGCAGCGTTGTCCTCGGGTAGCAAAGAGCCCCGGGCCTGTAACTTGTCGCGGAGAGCCCGAAAAGCCAAAGCCATTTCCGAAGTCAGGAAGATCATGGCCCAAAAGGATGCCTGGATCTCTTTATCGCGCTCGGAGATTTGCTCATATTCGCCGCGGGACTGTTTATCCATTACACCGTTTCCGTTACTCATTGGTAGGCTCCTGGGGTTTGTCACGGTAAGTTCCGTCCGCGTCGGGTGGGTTGTCTAGTAGCGCTTTGGTACGTACGAAGTATTGAGCGTAGCGCTGGTACAATAGGGTATAGGTCGGGGTCAATCCTTCCTTGCCCGAGTGAGTATCTGTGATGTCAGTTAGCTGGTGTGAGTTTATCGTTGACGAATCCAGTAACGCCTGGAGCAATTTGCCAATCATGGCCTGCTGCTCAGTGAGAAGATAAAGCAAAGCCGAGAAGTTGGCTTGCATAGTCTTCTTGTCGTAGCTGGCTTCCTCTACGGGTATGATCTCAGTTTCAAGCATGAAAACCTCTATTTTGCAATCGAGCGTAATCCGAGCAAAACCGGGTGTTTACACAATTTTCTCGGCGCGCTACGAGCGTAATCCACACGAACTCAGAGCAATCTCTATGCTCCTGAAAGGAATTATACGATAGAATGAGCTAACTTGCAACAAACTCAAGGTCATTTCCAGGGGGTTTTTTCAGTCCCAAGATCGCCCGGTTGCTTCCAAGTGATTGACACAGATCTCCTCAATCCGGACTCTGGGGATGACGAACCAATGGGCCCGGTCTACTCCGTCAATCCGCTCTTCTTCTTCGAGCATGAGGAGCATATAGGGTTCCCCAGGAGGTAGATCGTCCGCAGTGAAGTTCTCTCTAGCCAACTCCAGGATGTCGTCTTTGCTCAGACTACTGGACGCGTTGATCACGGCGAGGATGCCCTCTTTGGTAATTTCAAATTCCATCGGGTCTCCTTAAGATGCGCCTGTGCCAGCACGCCTCCACAGGAAGAATCATAAGATACTCTTCCAGTGCTGTCAAGGAATCCTCCCCTAACACTCTCATATGCGTCCACATTTTCCTAGGGACCCTCACCATACCGTAGTCCTCCCCTAAACCT